TCGAATGAAAATGCCAATGGGCTCCTGCGAGAGTTTTTCCCCAAGGGAACGGATTTCGCCCAAATCACGGATGAGGCTCTAGAAAACGCTCTGGACTTGATCAATCACAGACCACGAAAATGCTTGGGGTGGAGAACCGCTCATGAATCCTTTTCAGAGGAACTGTCGCACTTGGCTTGACAATCCGTCAAAAGAAAAAAATCCCTCACCAGCGTTTGCCAATGAGAGATTTTTACCGATGCTATCGGATTTGACTTCATATTACCACAATTATCCTTCTTCTTCAATCTTTTTCAAACGCTCATCCATGTCTGCCAAGTTTCCGTTAATCCCTGCAATAAGCTTCAGGAAATTCTTCCTGAGCCGGTTCATCACGATTGCCGATTCCTCACGCGTGATCGTTGCCCCTGGCCTTGTGCCATCAAAATATCCATTGGCTGTCACCTCTGCCCACGCTGCTTCTGCCCACTTGCTCGGCACGTTGATATCGCGTTCTTGCGTCATTGGCTTGTCCTCCTTCACAGGTTCATTCTTATATCTGGCTTTTAGCTCCGCAACAGTCCCATCAAATTCGTTCAAATCTACTGCCCCGCTGATCCCGTCAACCTTACGGTTTCCACGCGGCAAGTATCCGCCTGCAGCACCATCAGAGTATTGCCAGAAGTCCCAGCCGGTCCAGCCGGATGCATCAGCAGGCGTTTGTGTGCTGTATCTGGCAATCCAGAGCGGATATGAGGACAAGCCTGTAAAGTTGCCGATAAACGCCGGGTATGTATACACCAGCGGTTTAACTCCGGTCAGCTTGTGGACTTCTTCCAGAAGCGTCTTCGCTACGGCTGTAATCGTCGCTTTGCTATGACCGTTTTTGTTTGATTCATAGTCCATGACTGGCGGCAGATCAAACACCCCAATCCCGCCAGCATCCTGGATAGCCCTGTAGAAATTCTGTGCTTCCGCTTTTGCAGCATCCACGCTACCGGCAGAGTCGTCAACGTAGTGGTATGCACCAATCAGCAGGCCAGCCGCCTTGGCATCTCGGACGAATTGCAGAAACTTAGATGACCTGAAGGACTTACCTTGCGTCGCCTTAATAAACACGAAGGATATTCCGTCCGCTGCCACCTTTTTAAAATCAATGTTGCCGTTGTGATGGGATACGTCAATGCCCTGTGCATTGCCCTGTTTACGCGCTTGCATCTGTACCAGCTCCTTTATCGTTATCGTTGCCACCTTTACCCTTCAACACTTCAATGGCCTGCTTGATCACAGCCGGGATAGGCGCACCCATCTTGCCTCCGTTCTCCGTGATGGACAGCAGCTCATTCGCAATATAGAAGAATGCCACTGTATCCCTAAACAAATGGCCATCGCCCAGAATACCATCCACCAAGTGGCCAACCGCCACCATCGCAAAAATAAAGACCTTACGGGCTATCCCGATAAGGCCAATTTTGCTCCTGAGCTCCCCTGACATCCAACCGGCGGCTACACCCGTTAGGTAATCAAACACCACGAACACCAACAATACTCCCAGCACTCCAGACCAACCCCCGAATAAATAAGACAGCACCCAGCTGCCGACGGCCAAAGCCCATTTCCCCATGTTTTCCAATTTCATATCCCCGATCTATTTAATTTATTGAATTTGCCACCAACACAAAAAGACACGATCCTTAACCGGTCGTGTACATCAAAATCTATTCACGATGAGTATCACCCCTTTCTATAATCGGAACCGAGATAAAAATTCCCACGGCTCACAACGTCACGCCCCTTTTTTTATCCCTGTCTCATCCCCAAATTTCCCAGACATATACCTCGCCAGCAGATGGTACAGGCAACCTAAAACCACTATCCGTGACTTGTCCCACCTGATTAAAACTACCCCCGGTTATTTCGTAAACCTTAAATATATATCCCGTGCCTGCGTTACTAGTCAAATATGTTGCAAGGTTATAGTTAGTTCCTGCGGATGACGGTTGTGCCCCGAATGTATCTTTGTTGTAAACAATCATCCCCCTGTTACTTGGTGCTGATTTATTCCTTAAAATAATACGTGTCGGTCTAAAGCTTAAACCATTTACTGAAGCGACATAAGCATTGAATGATGAATTAACATCATTGAATAAAAGTGTTGCAGTAGTGGAAGTAACTTCACCCGTTGCGTATTTCATCATTCCGTCTGTCAGTCCGCCCAACGTGTAATTTCCGAGTGAAAAATTACTTAAAGTAGGCATTATACCAACTCCAATCCTGTTACATGAAATGCAATGGGTGAGGAATTGGATGAATTAACAGCGGTTATGGAATCTCCAGATTCGAGTATTAAATCCATGCTCGGAATCACCAATGTTTCGTACCCTTTAAGTTGATAGTCCCATAGGATGTTAACGATCCCTATGTTAACTCTTAGAGTTACCGACGTTGATGAGGTGTTGCATACAACAAAATTCTTTATCATTCTTTTTATAGATGACGAGTTGACTATTGTTCCTTCGGTGCTTGATATGTTCGTCCTTGCCATCCTTTTTACATTGTAATACGGGCCTAAATTGTCCCTACTATCTATTTCAATTCCACACAAATAATAATCCGCCCTAGCGCTGGCACCCATACGCACAGCGTCAGCGGTAGTAATCAAAAACTGATCAGCGATAGGCACATGGATTGTTTCATTAGCTTTCAGCGTGTATCGCATGTAATAGACATTTGATATTGTGACAACTACCTCTGTTGGGGCGAAGTTTGGGTTACATATCAAAAGAGATTTTATTAATGTAGTGCGGCTACCGTTTGTTGTATAAACGGTAGCCGGGCTGCCTACGGTTCCTTGCATGATGCCTCTGGCTAATACTTTTACTATATCGGACATTTATAACCCACCCCACAATGCACGCATTTTTTTTCTCATCAGTGACCAGTCTGCCTCGTTTGTGTAGATTGAGTTGCCGCCGACAGAAAGTTTAAGTCTAGTAGCGGCTCTTGTTGCAACTGGAGCAATCCCTTTAACCGCAAGTCTCACCTTTACACTGACTACTGATGCAACGCTGAATGAAGCTGACTTCTTGTGCCAGTTAGCATTCTTATCGGCGGGAATTTTACATAAAACAGTTCCAGTGCTGGAGTTGTATATTTCCGCATACATATCTATATCAGGCGAACCAATTGTGTAAAAAGTGATCTGGAAAGTGTAATCAGATGCGCTTAAAGTAATGGTTTCGTCAGTCTCCAAAACGGAAGAGTCGCTTGTTAATAACATAGATGAATTGTGTGAGAAATAATAACCAACTGTTGCGCTTGGTGCAGTGAAAACAGAGAAATCTACTGTGTTCCCGGCAGCATTTGTCCAACCGATTAAACCAAGAGAGCCTGTTGAATTAGGTATCAAGTTTGCAGCAATGTTGTTTTTAACATCGTTAACGACTGTATTAGCAATTGTCTGTGCGTTTGTATTTGCCAATGGAATTACAGTTTCTTCGTCCATAGCCTGCGCCCTTGTAATTGCGTCCTGCCTAGCATCGTTGACCGCCTTTGGTGTAGCTGCATTGGTTTGGTTTGTGCTGGAGATGGAGTTGGAAAGCTGCACCTTGCCCTTCTGCGTCAGGGATGCATCAGGAATTTGCACATTATCCATCCGTTTTATAATCTCTTCCAAACTTACATTAACCCGCTGGTCCGAAGTGGAGATAACACCACTGGTATCTGTCGCCACATAAAAAAGCGACAAACCAGACTTAGCTGTCGCTTGTGATGAGGTCTTTTTGACAACTCCATCAACATCCACGTATACATATTGTCCTTGAGTCGGGTTCAATGCCATCTCGCCTGCAGGGACTTCATATCTCCTTCCGCCCACGTAGGCCACACCAGCCGTCCAAATAACTTTTAATCCTTGGGCACTGCAAGACAACCCCATTACACCATTGAATGGGACAACAAAATTACCAATGGCCTCCTTGGCGAGCTTTTCGACGAGAATATGAGCTGCTTCGATGCCATCTTCCATAGTGTTAAGGCGAGTCGATGTAATTCGTGTACCTACCTGGACCAACTCGAACAAAGGTCTACCTGTCTGTGAATCAGTCTTTTGTTTTCCAGTAGAAGGGTCCATAATCGGCTTGGTCAGGTCGGGGATCTCATCTTTCCAATCCTGTTTGTTATACAATGGTTTTCACCTCCAATTTGATACTGAACTCAAAGCCGATCAGGAATCCACGATCATTCTTAATGACATTAAGAGCTTGATTCGCTAATGTTCGCCCCTGGTCGTCCATGAGCGAAGCGCCAAGTATTTGCTTGCCAATCATCTCGGAATCGTTTAGAAAAACGTACTTCCTAATCGTGCGCCCGGATATGACCGTATTATGAATTGGGTATTCAACCAACTCACCGCTAATGTTTACCAGGGCATGATCAAAATGTGAATTTGTATCCGTTACCGCATAATCAAGCATCAAAGGCTGAATTACTTCTGCCATCACGCTGTCCCTCCTTGCATTGGTATTTCAAACCCAGTAATCGGGCTGTCGATTCGGGCGTAAGATGTGGCAGCGCCCACTGTAATGTTTTCAACAGCCAGTACACCACTTGTCCCCAATTCCTGCGGCATTTCTAACCCGCAGATGGGGAAGTCTAAAGAGAAGGAATATCCCTTGCCCCCCATTGTGATTGCAGGTGTTGATGTCTTAACAACGGGAACGGCACGGTTGATATGAACAGGACGAATATATTCGAAATCAGTAAATAGCCCCGCCACATTGATAGGGGAGCTGCTGTCGTACTCAAAATGAATCTCTTTGGCCAGAAACTCTTCTGTCACCTGCAGGAGCTTTCCATACTGCGATCCGATTTGTCGAAGGATTGGCAGCTTGAATGGCTTCTTGGCCAACTTCTTTCTGCGGATCGCTTCGCGCCGGTTCGCCATGGAACCGACTTGTTCCGCTCGGAAGTAAATCCATTCCCAAAGGTCAAGCCCCCAGGTTGCTCGCTGAAGCAGAAACTGATTCACCAGCTCTTCCATCTTGGATTCCCTAAGATCGATCTCTTCCTCCATCACGCCAAAGTGCCAGCCTGCTACCTCGTTTTCGTACCAATACGGGGGCAGAACTTCTCGGTACCGAACAGGAATCATGACAGAATCACCTCGACCTGCAGGAACGATACAGGGGGCACATCAATGTCCAGCACATCATCGTTAAGCGTGAAGTTACTGTAATTCTCCACGCCTGGCACGAGCAGGAGAGCAGCAATGTAGTTGTATAGCAACTTACTGCGCCCGTTGGCATAATTGTCCACACGCTGCCGGATCGTTTCAGCCAGCTGCTGCAGGTCTTCCGATGTTTCCAAAGTCGCTTTCACCGTGACAAGGAAAATCGGAGCTGGATGCACTGCCAAGTCGTGGCCTGCAATGCGGTAATCTTCCCACATTAGCGCTTTGACTTGCTCCGCAAACGCTGGCGTAATAGGCTGACCGTCCATATCAGTCAGATACAGATCAACGGAATTGTCATGGCGTTCCTTTTCAACCGCCACTGCACCACCCACGCCTTGAATCTCTTTGGCCCACAATTCATAGTCTTTGCGACGTCCGTTCCCTTCCTCCGTAAATGCCCGGTCAAGAATCCGCAAACGGTAATCATCATTGGATTCGCCTTCTTTCCGAACCATGCCATCAGCCCAGCCGTGGGCATCCAGAAACTCATCATCTGCCCAAATTGGAGTTGACTGCAGCACACCATAACCCCACAATTCCTGTTGTTCGGCTAATTCCTGAGCAATCGGATACCAAAGGTCGTAAAAGTATTCTCCTTCACCAACGGGTGGTGGCGGCAGCCCTCTTTCATTTGCCAACGTAATAGCCCGGTTGACCCACCGTTGATAAATCATATCCGGGGTCTCTTCAAGCACAGGAACAACCGGGAATTTAGGCAAATCATTAATCGTCAAACTCATGTATCGATCACCTCATTAAGTTCGGCAGCTCCGGCAAGCCCTGTAATTTGGATTGTGATATCCGTTCCACGATCTACACGTGTCATAGATATCACTTCTGCTTGCTCAATTTCAGGGTGAGCTGTTAGAGCTTCCTCAATGTCACGGATAATCTCGGTGTCTTCCCAGCCTGGCCACTCCGATTTTTCAACGCCGATGTCAGCGCCATAGACAACATATTGAAATCGCTCAGTCCAAATAATCTTCATGGCCGTTTCAACAAGAAATTCCTCATAGCTCGTTGTCCGGATCGGACGACCAGCTTCATCCAAGACAGCCCTGCGGTTTCGGTAGTCCATTTTGTAGGTCCATTTGGATGCCGATGGGATATTGTCCACCAGATCCGTGACGTCTACTTCTTCGAGATCCATAGCGGGAAATAACGTTTCGTCTTCTTCCACGAGTTACCGCTCCTTTCCCAGAACATAATATCTCTGACCCGTCATACGGGAGACAAGAAGCCTATCACCGACCTCCAGCGGGCTAGGGATCAGGAGTTTGCCTTTCAAGATCGCTGGTTCTGGCTCAGCAACGTCAAATGTGACCTCAATTTCCCGTTCCTGCAGGTAATCCGCGAAGACCAGGCTTCCTGATTCATATGGGTACGGGTCGCCATCCACCTCAATCTTGGCAGCTGGCCAGCTCAGAAGGGTTGCACGCTCGGTATCCCTCGCATCGATATGGCCAGCTACTTTCTGTTTCAGCAACTTCATTGCTTCACCCATCATTAAGCTTCCCGCCTTTCAAGGACCAGTTTGAGCGTGAATATACCGTTGCTCCAAGTTGTGTCTGCACTCTCCACGATCCATTTGGTGACGACCGTTGTTTTGATCAACACGAGCCATCCAGCACGCAACCCCGCCAATGTATGGTCCTCATGACGTACTGTGATCTTCTTAATCTGCTTGGGCTTCGCCATCGCTTTTACCCGCTGCGTTGCAACGGTCGTTGGATTCTCGTCCTCCTCAACTTCGATGATCTCTTCCATACGGCCAAACGTCTTCAAGACGCTGGCATCCGTTTTGGTGACTGAGGCTGATAGCTTGTCATCCTTGTACTTCTGCGCAGTGACCACCGTGTACGTTTCCTCAATGTTGTAGCCCGCGCTGCTGGCTTCCATTTGTTCAGGCACGAAAATGGGAACGACCTCGTTCATACCTTCGCGTACCACCTGCAGGTAGAAATTTGTTTCTGTACGAACCACATCTACATGGTACCGATAGCCGCTACGCTCATATGCCTTTTGCAGCACATCCAAAATGACCTCAGAATGTGCCATTGTCCCGTATCGTTCATCGAGGTTAAAGCCGAGTTTGGGACAGCGGAAGTCAACGCCTGTTGTCTTGATGTACTTCTGCAGCTCAGCTCCCGCTTCTCCTTTCAGATATGGACGAGCGCCTTTATTCTTCGCCAGATACCAACCAATCTCACTGGCTTTAATCTCCCAAGCGCCAGTAAACTCATCTTGTTCGTAGTCAATGATAGGGCCATGGAAAAACTGGTTTTTGTGATGAAGAAGGGACTTACCTACCTTGTGCGAAAAGCACATCAGCATACCGGCTACGCTAATTGTTGGAATGTCCCGCAGCCGAACCGTCATGCTGCGTGCTATTTCGTCCCGTTGAGACGACCATGAGATATCAGTTATAGCAGGAGCGAGGGCCGCCCTGGCATCCTGCTTGCCGTATACAACTGCAAATTTGTCCATGACTGACCCCCTACTTCATTTTTTTATTGGCTTCAGTAATCTTGTTTTTGCGACCAGTGTAATCAAATGCACCTGGTGCATTATCAGCAGCATCCTTTGCCGCAGCTGCGCTCTTCTTTTTATCCGTGGCCTTTTTCTTCTTTTTGGTTGTCTTCTTTTTGTCCTTTTTGCTGGACTTTGCTGTTGTATTTGGCCTGCTCTTACTTGCCTTAGTGATGATCACGCCAGGCTTCAGGAGTTGCTTGGTATTGCTGTATGAAATGATTTTGACAGGCTTATGTTCGACCAAGCTTATTGTCATGTGAATGTTGCCTTGGCCGTCTTTATAAACAATCTCCATGTTTTCAATTAACATGGTCTGGGAAAACAATTCTTCGAAGTTCAACACAACAGGTTTAGGCTTCCACTTCTCCAGCAGCTGCCACGTGGTTTCAGGCCGTTTGTAGGTGACAGTTTGTTTCTTGTCCGTCTCCCACAAATCTCGCCACTCGCGGGGTAAAATGGCCGAAAAAGAAACCCGCTGCAACTTGGCAGTGGGTTTCCCTGTTCTCTCTTGACCAATGATGACGTTGAATGTATCCACTTCATTACCAGTTGTGATTTGTATCTCGGCCGGAGTGATCGGGAAGGTCAGCCGAATAGCTCCTTGTGACATTGCCAACATGCTTTAACCCCCTGTCTCCAAAGCTTTGTAAATCTCTTCTCCCGCCACATCACGGATCAGTGCACGACCTGCAGGGCTTGTTAAAGCTCGGGCGAAGGATTGGAAGTCCGTAATACCTGCTGCAACTCCACTCAAATCAATGGTGACATTGCCGATCGTTACCGACTTGTTCCCGCTTGATGCCTCTGCAGACAGCGGGGATGTGCGGACAGGTATTGCATTGCTGGACAAACTTGCTCCCTCGATCCCATCCACACCGTCACGCATTGTTCCCGCAATATTATCCATGCGGTTCTTGATGGAGTCAGACCGCAATCCATCGGAAAACATGGAAACAAAGTTCGGCGCCCATTTATCCGATTTACTGGCGGGACCTTCCTTGGTCGGAGAACTAAAACCAAGATAGTTATGCATGATCTTGGCAGCGTTCGAAACGGCAGAAGTTAAAGTCGGGATCTGGCTAAGCATACCGGATGCCATCATGCTAATGAGGTTGCTGCCCCAGGTGCTGCCTTTACTCGATATGGTAGACAATGACTCCAAATGTCGGCGGGTCAAATCGATAGCACTTTTGGCTGACGAACTCACACCACTGAAACTTAACGCAGCCTGGCTGTTGCCGCTGATAATGTCCCTTGTGCTGTTTTTCGAGGTTACACCTAAATCCTTAGCTTGCTTCTCCGTTTCTTTGGCGGCTGTCCCGACGGCCTTGATGTTGCTCTCAGCCTCTTTGGAGTCAGTCCCTTTGAACATACCGACAACGACATCTTTAAATTTATCTGCAGATTTTACGATATCACTGTCGTCCATTGCATCTTTTATCCCTTGCTTTAGGCCGCTTTTTTGCACATGTGATACGATGTTATCCATCGTCTCCTTGATTTTCTTCTCGCCTTCCTTGGTCGTGGTTGTTGTAGTGGTAATGAAAGATTCTTTAGGTAACTGTGGCGTAACTGGCTTAGGCTCTTCCTTCGGGCCAAACCCCATCCAGTCTTTGATGGAACTTGTGAGATTAGCTACACCATCCACGATGTCGCGAGTAACGCCACTTGAATCTGCCCAAGAACCAAGTTTCTCACCTACCCAGCTACCAGCAGCTGCACCTAATGCTGTGCCAAGCGGACCAGCAAGTGTGCCTATTGCGCCGCCAAGGGCCCCACCGGCCAGACTCCCGACTGTAGAGCCGCCGGTGGTAGATATAGCTTCCTTCCAGCCCTGTTCTTTTGCTACGCCGTACATATCGTAAGCAGACATTCCAACATTGGCAATCGTACCAAGTACGCCAAGGCCCTTCAAAACACCCTTGGTGGCCCCTCCCATACTCTTCGTTCCCGTTGACAATAAACCATCGGGACCAAGTTTGGGACTGAATTTAGGGGCTTTCGGTGTTTTAACAGAAACATCTTTTGTCTTCGTTTTACTTGCTGCCTGCGGCTTTTGCTTTTTATCCCCAACGATATCCGTCCTGGTTATGGTTTTACCTGTCGAACTGGCCTTAGGCTTGGAACCACCGGATCGCCCTTTTCTTCTCCCTTTGCGGCGATCTTTGCTATTTCCACCACCATTGCCGCCCATACTACCATTGACATATACGCTGGTCGCATTAACATTCATGCTCGATACGAGTTCAGCGCCGCCAATCAGGGATGATCCTCCCCCAAGTCCCTTTTTACCAGGAACAGCTTTCCATATTAATTTCCCCACACTACCAATATCCTGAATAAGTTGTTTAGTTCCCTTAATAATGCCTACTGCACCCTTAAGTGCCAAAATTCCTGCTAATCCAACCACTACTTTATTAATGACTCCAGAAAATTCATGATAAAAGCTAACGATGTTACTAATTCCCGTGGCAATTCCAGACCCCAACGCTTCAATCTGTGCCTTATTGTCTGTCAGCAAAGAATTGAACTCCTTCATTGCCGGGACCGATGCTTGCATGATGTTGCCGCCAATGTCCTGCATTTGCATCTGGATATCAGCTTGTGACTGTCTATATGCAGTCATTGGATCGGCCGCTTGCTGCTGCTTAACCATTCGGTCAGTTGTACCTGTCATGTCAGGCGCTTTTTCAAAAGCAACACCATAGGTCTTTAAGATTGCGTCAGCGTTGTCTTCGCCCGTTGCTGACCCCAATTTGGTTAAAGTCTGTTTCAGTTCATTCCTATCCTGACTTGCCATATCCGCCAGCAAAGCGGCTATAGCGCCTTTTGCTCTTTGGGTGTCACCAGAGTTAATATCTGCAGTGAAAGCCTCGGCCTGTCTAGCAGCCTCCTTTTTACCCGACCCCCGCGCACCGAAGTAATCCGCCATGTCGTCAGCGTTAAGAGCCTTCACGCCAAATACTTCCTTGAAAAAGTCGCCTGGCTTGTCAAAATTGAAGGCCCCTTCTTTGACTGTGCTACTCAGGAAATTACTCATTTGTGCCGAACTTGTGCCGCTACTCGCAAAGTAAGGGCTGTACTCCCAAAACGTGTCTGCAATATCTTTCTGCGGATCTCCTACTGACATATAAGCATGCGCGATACTGTCCGCTACCTGCGAGTATGATTCTTTAAAGTTCTTTGCCGACTGTGTGACAGCTCTCTGCATTTCCTCTGATCCGGAATCTGGAATTATCGCCTGCAGCTTGGTCGTAGCCGCAAAAGCCTCACTTACCTTTGATTTATCTTGTACCATAGGGGTGAGCGTGGAAAGCTCAGCCGCCCCTGTTGCCCTATCAGAGATAAGTCCTTGGGCTACCAGTCTGTCATTTGTGGCCAAAACTTCTGAACGTTGTTGCGTGGATAGATAAGGGGCAAGCCTGGAAGCTTCTTTGTAATAATCCCCTACACCTCCAAAAATGGCATCAGACATCCCGCCACCCAGCACCAACCCACCACCAAGAGCAGCGAGGCCAGATATCTTTGCAGATATGTTATCGATCAATGGACTGATCTGGTCATCAGCATGTAATCTGACATGTGCATTAGGGATACCCTTTACATCACGGTCGACACCAGACACTGTTCTTCGAAATGCTTCTGCACTCGATCGGGCCCGGCGGAACAAATCTCCGACTACTGCACGCCCCAGTTGCCTGGTCTCGTCAGCGGCCTGTCCGACTCTGGCCCCCAAATCCCGGGCTGACTCACTTGCACGATGAATGGAGGAAGAGAATTCGTGTCCCATCCGATCCGCAGCACGGCGCAGACCTCCAACATCGTCCTGCGTGTTTCTTAGCCCACTCTGCATGCGGCGCAGCGTACCAGATACGAGATCCCTTGCTTCAATTGGTACGGTTATCCTACTGGCCGTTGCCATAGTATGCACCCCCTTCCCGACCTATTTTTTGTTAAGCTTTTTCAACTCTTCCTCGGCCAACATCGATGCGGCCAAGCAAAAATGATATTGCCTGTTCTTGTTCACCTCATACGGCAAGACGTCCGCGGGCAGTTTTTTCTGGTTGATCCAAAAGGATGCTACCCAGCTCGCTTCTCCGTCTCGCCGGATGAGTTTTTTGCTTCTTTGAGCAATTCTTCCTTCGTTTCCCGGAAGTTCCGAACAGCTTTGGACAAGATGAAATAATGATCTGGATCGTTGAATATACGTGGTGGAAGTTCATTTTTATTCACGCAATTGTAAGCCTTCAAGAGTTCAATGTTCTTCCAGTCAAAGTCATGCTCTGTGGCTTTTACAATCATTGCATCGATGTCATTGAATGAACCTTTTGCAGTACCGTCATCGTTGTATGCTGCTTCATAGGCCCGCCGTAAATCCATTGTAGTCAGACGACGCACAGACCATTTCTCTCCGTCTACTGTCACTTCTATTTGTTCTGGTTCGGCTGCAGCTGTGCCGGCAGTAAGATATTTCTGTAACTTGTCGCTCATTGTTATTCCTCCAGTTAATATGTGATTTCTGTTTCATAGCATGTAAAAAGCCTGTAGATTACTCCTATTGGAGCTCGTCTACAGGCTTTTATAATGGTTTTTATTCTATCATTCTTAATTACTATCTTATATGAATATAATAAAAAACTCTCCCTACTCCACCCGGCAAGTCTGCTACCACGACAGCTTCTCCTGCTTTAAGACCAAGTACAAAACCGTTCCGATCTAAATAAATAGGGCTATTATTCCCTTGATCTCCACTAATCGAAAAATTTGAACCTGACAGATTCCTCGATTCCCCTACTCTAAGAGTAATTTCTATAATGACATCGTTCATAGCACTAACTTGAGAAGTCATTGATTGCGAGACTTGAGAACTTGTTGGGACTATTGAAGCATCAGCAAAAGATGTAGATCCCAAAGAGAAGCAGGCCGCAATAGAAACAATTCCTAACAATAATTTTTTACTCATTTTACATTCTCCCTTCATATTTGGAATACATTTCTATTTTATAATATATTTCCAAATTTATGAAGAGGGTTTTATTGGTAGTTTCGAACTTTGTGTGAACTATTCCTTTATCTCCATGAACTAAAATGAACTTTTATGCCATGTAATCTGGAAATTTCTCTACAAATTCAAAGTCTGTAGCCGTTCCCTCAAGTGTGATATCAATACCCGTATTGCTGTCGATCTGAGCAACCAAGATATCCATGTTCCCGTGGATATGAATACCTGTGAGCAAGACACGTTCTGTATTTCCGGTCTGCATATCTTCCAATGCGCCGGTAATGCGATCCAAGAACATTGTCTTACCTGCCTTGAAGTCCTCCAACAAACGGTAACGCAGACGGGATTCCAGCTTGGACATAACCAGTTTAACCGGGATTTCGTAGCCCACGATTTGTTTGGTCTTGGACATGCGCCGCGCCCGGACCACATCCAATGTTTCAGGATTCAGTGTGACTTCAATTTCCTTGATCGTTTGGATAGCATCGCCGTTGTCATCTTCCACGGATAGATTCCGGCCAATAAGTTCGCGTTCCATTTACTATGCCACCTCCCATGTAATGTAGAATGCTTCGATGGCATCAAGCGGTTTAGCGTAAAGTTTAAAGTATGCATAATCGAAGTCACTTACGTTGTTCGGATCTTCTACAAACGTATACCCTTCATCAATCGCCTTTTGGTTCCTACGGATCGCCAGATACTCCAAAACAGCTGCGATAAACATACCTCTGCCATCTTTGTCGTTATCCAGTTTGGCTTTCCACTTCTTCGCTGTGGAATAGATGTCGTTCAGGACCTGATCAATCGTCATTGAGACACGGATCTTGCCAAAGTCCTCACGTTCACCTGCGCCCATCGTAGTCAGTGTATTGACCGCCGACTCAATGATGTAGTCGTATCCGTCCCGCGTTGCCATCAGCGTACCCTCAGCAAGTCCTTTGATGACCTCGCTGTGGCTCCAATCAATGGCAGCCTGTGTCATCGGCACTTTAACCCCTGTAAAGGACTTATTTGCAGGCGTACCAGCCATTAGACCAGCCACCCATGCAGCCCATTGCACTGAGTTGTATGTTTTGCCGTTGATGTGTGTACCGGCAAGGGAGCAGTTGACGATGTAACGAGCGTTCATAGCCCTGCTGCGGGCATTATGTTTCTCAATGTCCGTATCATCCAGCGCAAGCCCTGCAACGACCAACTGAGCGAGTCTGCGGGCTTTTGTACGCCGATCCAGCAGCCATTGTTTGGCAGCAGCCTGGACAGCCGCATCCGTAGATGGCAGGTAGAACACGTCAAATGTCAGACCATCCACCCGATTAAAAATACGACTCCAATCGGATGCCGTGATCGATGCGGTACCGGACACAGCACCTGTCAGTGGTGTATATGCCACATCTGCCCAGGCAGCTGCTCCGGCTGACTTAAAGCGAACCATACTGGACTTCTTCAGCGCTTCTTCTGCAGCTGCTTTATCAGCCACGGTATAAGTCTCCGTGTCATAAATCCCTTTGGTATCACGTATGATGATCTCTTTTTTGCTGGCGTCCACCAAGCTTGCCCGGATCATGTACTCAAAATCATTCCCGCGTAATCCTGGATAACGCGCTTCAATCGTGTAACTATCCGTGACAGTAACAGCGGCAGCCTTCTCAGATCCATTCGTCACGCGATACCCGACCACAGTTGCCCCTGTTTCGGATGCCAGTTCCAACTCATCCACCTGCAGGCCGCTTTCCTTCAAACGTTCGGACGTATCCGCCATATCAACAGCTTGATTGACTGCGCCCCATTCTGCTTGATACGGGATCAGCACGCGACCCGTAACGGGTACTACTCTGGCCTTCGCCAGCGCAATCAGTTCCACATATCCGCCTGGCCTAACTCTCTGAATCGACATTCAACGTTTCCTCCTTCTGTGCCGATGGACGCAAGTATGCATCCAATCGGTTTTGTACTTCCTGGTGGGATAGCAGGACATCTGCTTTGTAATCAAAAAGGGCGCCCGCCACCTCGAAGCGTTCATGCTTCAATGCAGCTGCACCCTCAATCCATTCCTGCTTAGTCCGCTTGTTCAGGTCTTCCTGGACAGCGGCAGCGACAAGTTTTTCCTTGCGTGTTGTGCTCATGGGTTGAGCTCCTTTCCTTCATAGCCGATATGAAATTCATTGATCTTCGGTACCGGAATCTTCGGAACACTGAGCAGGTAGGAATACCTGAAGGTGACCTCAACCCTATCCTTTTCAGGTCGGTTGCGTGGTGGCTCCATAATCAGTGCAACACCAAAGCGTTTCGAAGCGTAGAGGTACTTCCTCTGGCGTAAGAACATGAAGAATGGCGTTAGATCAAAGGGAATAGGTTCCCCATCGTCTTCTTCCGCGATCCGTTCCTTATCAAAATGGAACACCAGACCCACGTCCTCCACAATTCGGTTAGCACGCGGGGTAATGACTCTATCAGATACGAGATCCGTTTCAATAAACACCGATGGCGTATCGAAGTTCCCCGCCAGCCACTGCGTCCGATCCCGCAAAATCGTCAGGTCCGGGTACACAATACGTACAATTTCAGCCCATGTTTTTAATCCAGCATCCATCAGCGCAACACCCTTTCCATTTCTCTATCGAGTCGTTGAATGATGAGCTGATTCATACCGCCTTCAAACTGGGTCACAGCAATGTCAAAGTATTTCCGACCGATGAAGCTGCGAGGCTTTGCCATAAATCCGCCTTTAGCATTACGGTCATACACAAAAGACCCACCTCTGTTCCAATACCCCGGAACAAAGTGAGCCTTATGGATTGTGTAGCCATCATTGATTAGCCGCGGATAGCCCCATGCCCCCTGATCGTTGGAACCAGACCTTAAATCAGATCCAACTTCCAAGGTGATCGCATTTCGGTCAACGTCCCATTCCCACACATTGCCGTCACCGCCTCGAGTAAACGAGTTCCACATCAGACCTGTATCAATTAGGCCTTGCCTATCGATCTCATCAATGATGTGGTTCAACAAGCTCTCACCCATCGCTTCAGCAACGTTGGTCAGAACACGTTTCATACCTTGATCAGCCAGCTTCCTGAATCGCCTGGCCAACCCGTCAAAGTCATTAACGATCATTGCCCTTCACCTCACACGTCAGCAGCAGTTCCATCCAGTACCGGCGCGGATTAGCATCCACCACCAAATAGCGGCGACCGAACAGTACAACCTCATCACTGATTCGAACATCAGCCGTTTTGGACACGCCAACTGTTTTCTTGACGATATACACAACAGGTTTAGCATCAGCCTGGCCAGATGTCTCCGTCTTGATCACATGACATTTGAGGTCCGCAATTTTGCTGCTCTTACGATCGTTAAACAGATCGTCACCGTCTCGCTTGCTGCCAACCCGGTAAACAGCAAGCGGCGTTTTAAATCGGTGATTCACAGTAGATAGGCCGTGATGTTGCCATCGTCCGGCCCTTCCTGTTGTTTCTTCACCCACAAGAATAGGATTGCATCCACGTCCGGGTTTCCCGTGGTCTTACCTGCTATGGCCTGCCGGGTGTATGTCCAAGCCCCATCGCTCTCGGAAGCATAGTTCCGGGCGACAGCTGCCAAATATTCCTCGCTATCCTGCAGGGCAAGCCCCTCAGCCAGCTTCACCCATGCGAGCATGAGCTGCCGATCCACGATTTCAGGGAAAGGAATGGGCAAATACAACTCTATCCGCACCTGGGCGTCATCGATGTACTGCTCCAGTTGTTCAGGCGTTGCTTCCTGAACGGGAGTTACACGGCTACGCTGTTGGAGGATCGTTGCTGTCAGCATTTTTACCGTCAGCTCCCTCCTCAGCTACCTCTCCACCTTTCAGCGCTTTAAGCAATTCGGGTTTCCTCATATCAGCGAAGCCCGGAATTCCTGCTAATTTCGCTTTATCCTTCAACTGCACAACAGATAACTCTTCCAAAGGAACAACCTTTTCCTGTTGCACTTCGAAGTCTTCACATTCACGGAAGTGCTTAACTACAGATTCACTTTCAACCAAGACAGGCACTTTCGCAACGAACCGGATTCCATGAAGCATTAGTGATGCATTTTTCCCACAATAAGTGATGTATGGCATTAGAACGTCACCCCTTCCGCATAACCTACAGCAGCAGGCTCTTCGAAAATAGCATCCAAGTCAGAATGGATAGCATAGAATCGTTTATCCGCATAGATGGCTTCTTTACCTTCCGTCGTTTTGCGGATTTGCATGTCATAGGTATTTACCAAAGCAAAGTTCTGGTGGTATGTGAAGATCACCGCACCTTCAGGCATGTGCGGCACTTCCTCAACGTCATAGGAGTTGATTTTTTTCACGCCGCCCATGATCTGCAGCTGGATGGATGCGCTGGTATCTTTTTCAGCCAGTTTTTGCAGACGCTCACTAAATGTGTTCGGGTGCATGAAATATTTGAACACCCCAGCTGCACGCAGACGCGTTGGAATAGAACGTTCCAATTCGAAGAAGATACCCACCTTTTTATCAGTAGGCAGTGTTGACCAGTCAATGACATTACCTTTTGTTTTCGCAACTTTCAACCAACCATCGTTAATTTTAAGGAAGTCATAATCGGGATCTGTATTCGGTGTGGCAACATCCCCGTTAAAGCCCAAGTCCTGCATATTGTCTCCGTAGTTCTTCGTCATTGCCGTCATGATGATAGCTTCAGCATCTTGACCGCGAACGCGCTGCGTTTGGCGGATGAACTCTTCCGTAATCTCGAACGGCAACACAACTGGTGCAACCGCATAAGGAACCTGCGGGAATGTAGGTCCTGTAATATTGGTGGCCATGTTGTTTTCTACCTTACCCCGCAGGTTACGACCAGTTACCCCAATTTTGTCGATTGTGCCCTTGGCGCTTGTGCGGGTAATCGTGCGAACGCCTTTCAAGAACTCCGTCGAATCGTAAGCCATGGCCATAAATGCATCCACTTGCTGATAGTTGAGGGCCGTTTGGTCCATGGATGTTACGGTAGTCGATTTAATGATTTGTCCATTGGTTTTCATATGTTTAATAGTCTCCCTTCGAATTTGAACTACAGCAGGTTGCCGAAGCTAACGTCGCCATCAGCTTTGTGAATATTCTCATCCTGCGCACCACCCTGTGCAGATCCACCTCGGCTGTTTTTAACAATCTGCACATCAGCTGCCAGTGTGGACATTTGTTCGGTCAGTGGTGCTAATGCCTTGGCGATAGCATCAGTTAAATCATCTGCTTGCGGCTCTGTTCCAGTGCCTGCATCCGGTGTAACAACATCAGGAGTACCTTCACCCTCCTGTTTCTTCAGCTCCGTAATCTCGTTGGTCAGGTCCGTTACCTGCTTGGCAATAGGTGCAACGGCTGCCTGAACGGCTTTTGCAATATCTTCCGGTTTCAAATCGTTTTCCTCCCCTTCGTCCTGCTCATCATCTGCAGGCGCTGTTTTGTTTTTAAGTTCCGTTAATGCAGCAATGGCGTCATCAACATGCTTGAGATTGCCCGCGGATATCTTTTTACCAGCCTTGGCGATCTGCTCAGGCGGCTTTCCGATGGCTTTCACAATGTCTTCCTGCACCAATACGTCTTGGGCGATCTCCACGAAATCCTGCAAGGCATCACGAATGATTTCGGGGTCTGTTTCCATCCCCGATTCCCACGAATCCCAACGAAAAAGAACCGCGTTCAAGGCGTCTTGAGCTGCCCAGAATTCACGGTTCTTTCGGTTCTTGTGGTACTTATCAGCAACTGCGCCCTTCTCAATCAGGCCGAGCGCTTTGGCAATACGTTTCATGAGGCTTTTAGAAACAGTCGTGTCTTCCTCGACTTCTTCACGCTTACCAACGCCCCACATACTGAATCCGGTGATTTCACCTTTCTGGATATCTTCCCAGGTACCGTCGTCAGTCACCTTCACACCGGCTACCCATGAACCTTTTGCAATTATCTGGTCGCCAATCTCCATATCACACGGGGCAATATAGGATTCAACTACGTACCCTTTGTCAGCGTCCAGGTCATGCTGCTTATCAATGTTGTAGGTGTGTTGATTCTCCATGAACAAGTGGGCTGCCTTCTCGATCTCAACAGCATCCATCATGTCACCATGGGCATCCTCAACATCAGGTTGGTATACAACACCGATAACGATGTGCTTTGTGTCGTCCACCTTTGCGATCTGTACTTGCTTCTGGATAGCATCTTTGCCCGCTGCCTTGATAATGGCAAATGGTACGCCATTGGCGCCCTTATCTACCAGCGACAAGTGCGTAATCTTTGCGTCTTTCATTTTGTAGGTCATCTCTTCTTTCACCTCCTCTCAAAGAAACATGGTATAATATCCCAAAACACATAAGGAGTGATTTCATGGCTACTTGGACCCCCATTGAGAATGCTAAAATTGTAGGAATATTGCCTGAATACAGAAGTTTATTGAAAAACGATGAGACTAATAATTCAGCTGGTCGTATTTGTGCTCAAGAACTTATCGACAATGACAAGCTAAACATTTTTACGGATCGTATAAACAAGGTTAAGTATCCGATAGACACACTAGCTAAGCACATTATCAGAATGGATGATATTGTTTCAGGAAATGCCATTCCTGAACACGCTGATGAATCGAACTGGGCAAACTGCTACAAATACTAATCAAGTACCAACTGCATCGTGCAGCGGCAATTTATGATTTCTTCAGGATCACCTGCAGTATCACCTGGATACATAAGTTTGCTCGACCCCACCTTAAATGGCTTGTCCAGCGCAACGATCTGGCCATTCGCTCTCCGGTGGGTTTTTCGTGTCCGAGTACCGACAGCCGACCGCCATTTCTTGCCCTTTGCGATTTCAGACTGTTTCCAGCCTTCCAACTTGCCTCCGTTAGCCGCTGCAGTGCTCATGGTCCGTGAAATCCGCTGAGCTCGTTGCATGGAAAAAGGACCATCTTCTCCCCCGGCTGCCTGTGCGCTGATTTCTTGAACCAGTAATGCACGTTCTGAAGGAGTGTTCCCTTCCTCGATCGCTTTTTCAAAACTTCGCAGCAATGTGTCCGTCGAAGACTGATTCATATCGGGAACCAGGCTGCGGATCTCCTTCACGAATTTCTTGGCCGCCTTATTCTTGGTAGTCCAAACCTTTTCCTTGTCCAGCTGCAGCAGCTCAGATTCTCCAGCCAGATTAAACAACGGTTCAAAAGCTTCTTGCACCGCTGTTTCAAACATGTCTGAAAACACGTCGGTCGCATGCAAGGCAATAAGAACTTTGCCCAACTCACCGATGTCACCAAGCGATTCCTCGCTCAGTTCAGCTATCGCGTCTTGAAGGGCTTGTCCCTGAAGCTCCAGAATCTCCATGATTCGATCCTCGCCCTGCTTGTACAACTCTTCGAGCAATTTGCGTTCCACATATGTCAACTCAAGACTATCCAGAAACTCATCATCATCTGCTTTAGCTATGAGTTCCCAGCAAGCTTCACACATGAGCGCCCACCTCGGCAGATCCTTTGCGAAGCAAACGCTTGGCGATGATAGACACACGCTCCTGCAGGTCGTCTGTATCCCCTGTTCCCTCCGAATCCAGAATAGACGGTTGGCTTCCTGCCAGCTGAGCAATCGGCGTATCCAGGTATTCCTGGCTGAACTTGCTCTCATCGATCGTCGTACCAAGGACATCCTCTGCGATTGGAATCAGGTCACGAACCAGCATAATTCCACGGTCAGCGATAAATTCAAGCATTGCCTTACGATCCTCTGGATCAATGATGCTTGGTGCCCGAAGCACCGCTTTAACCCGGAATATCCCCATAGCCGGGAACAAACGCTTATTGAAAATCTCATTCATAATCCACTTGCGATAAGGTTCAAAAACCTGTTCCTCTGCAAACTGCAGGGCTGCCTGAGCTGTCGCCCGGTTATAGTCTGAACTTTGACCGACAAGGATAGGAGGAAGCCGGAAAGATGACAGGATATCAGCTTTCTTCTCCTTTCCATAATCCAAGAACAAGGCATCTTGCTGCAGCAGGTCATTCAGCTTATCCAAATTGACGGATACCTTTTCAACCTTCTCGTCCATCGGTCCGCCCGTCTCTTTTCCTTGGGCTTCGAGGTACAGGATACCACCCTGAGACTGGGAACCCTTCACATTCTTCAGCAGCTCCATGGATTGCTTCGTAAGGCGTCCATTTGTGACCGTTAGGATCATGGACAACATCCTGCCATTGCTGAAATAGGATACGTTCAATTCCTCCGCTTCACGGGAACCGACTACACCAGGTGCGTTCCCAAACCAGCGGGGTTCACCGTAGGCCCCGTCATTGCCAATCTTCAACGGAATAACCTGATTCTCAGTACCTTCAGTACCGAATAACCGAAACCAAACTACGGATGTTCCCCGCTTCATGGCATAACGCCGAGCATAGATTTGTTGCGAGAATTCTTCAATCTTCTTGGTGGAACTGATCCGCCGTTTTCGTTTGATTGTCGCCGGATTACTCTCCTTGGTATAACGAACGTACTTCGGATCCATCCGGAAGATCGTCGGAAACTCACTCCCTGCAGGCCAAGCAACTTCCATGTTAGCCATACCCGTGCTTTCCAAATCTTCAATGAGCTGGCCTATGATCTCTTCTGGATTGTCTTCAAGGTTACAAGTCTCCAAGAAGCGTTCAGCTCGGTTCCATTCATCCTTGGCCGTTTCATCACTTTCCCCAGGCAAATACTCCAATGCGATACCATGTCCAGCTATGTTCCGCTTGTATGCCTCGATGCACTGAGGAATGATGTTGCTGTTCTTAACAAGTTGTCTGCAGCTGGTCGGATCATTACCCGGTTCGAATGGCAAAAGGCCATGTTGATCGTATAAGCTGTCGAATACATCAGGAAGCTGGGCACTGGATGGAATGTGCCTACCTTCTTCCTTTGCAAACGGAACCCAAGTCGCATTGCCTTCACTCAATTAAATCCACCCCGCTCCCCCATTGTGTTCTTCATGCTCCGATTCCTCCTGTTGCTGTTTTTTTTTCTTGAACCATTCAAACCATTTATCAGCTACCTGACGTACCTGCAGGGCAATCGAATATGCCATGATCCGGTCATCATGACAACCACTGTCCGCTTCAGCTTTCCCTTTGTTGTCGATGAACGTCATACATTCCCCGTACAACTCTGGACAGTAGATATCGTAAAGCTGATCGCGGATCGCTTCCTTGAAATCACTGATCATCACAGGACGGGTCGCCTTATTGGTTTCCCATCCAAGCTTGCCTTTCTTGTGAAGGAACAGCAGCGGATAATGACATGTGTTGAACAACGTATTTAGTACGGATTCCCCGGTGTTGTTGTTCTCAACAGCAAGCAATGCTGTGTTGTAATACAAACCCAACCTGTTCAGCTTCTTTCCGTACAAGTCCGTGTCCCATTTGCCATGAAGTGCTGCACACATTTCACCAGTTCGGGCATCAATCACGTAAGCAGCATCGTAGTCTCCATCCTCGGTCCCTTTGGCCGTATCTGCAGCTAAGATGTATCGTTTACCCGGTTCAGGTTGCTGATATATGACCAGTTCACCTGCGTGAGCCGGGATAACCTTCTCCTTAACAAAATCAATTTCATACAGGCTGCCTTTAAGTGTGATCGCATCCCGCAATCGCTTGATGAATTTGTTGTCGAAGATTCCTTCCCCGGAAAGCAAGAATGCATCGTCTGGTTCGGATGGGTACTCCTGATCGAATTGCCGCGGATCGCCGCCGCAATCATTTCGGATGGTGTACCGCCGCCACTGAAGTTGTTCATCATCCAAGCCAAATTTGTCTTTCAGCTCCATTTCTTCTTCGGTCAACTCGAAGCCAGGCGGTAACGGTTTGCGATAGTCCGGCATCTCGAACCATGCAAAAAAGAGCGGAGAAAAATCATTCTCGCCCTTAACGGCTGCATCCCATATTTGCTTAAACTCTTCCATGCCGTTCGCCGTGGACTCGATAATCCCGATGCTTCCCGCTTCCTTAGACAACGCGGCCAATAGTGATAACAGGTGTCGCTTCTTTTTTTTCGCTGGCCAAAACGCCACTTCAGATGCATGCAAGTAATGAATCGTGTCGGAACGGGCAAGTACACGGCTTTCAGCTGTTTGTACAGTAATCTTCGATTTTAACCCCGGGTTCCTGCGGCGGTCTGCCGTCCGGATCGCAGGATTCTCAAAGGTCAGCTTCTTGGCGTTGTTCTTACGGCTCATTGGCTGAATCACTGATGGCACACGTTCATAGTAAAGCTGGAACATATCGAATAGGTTGCTTGATGCATCGGAAGACTGAGCAACGATAAAAGCGTTCTTGGCCTCTTGTAGTGAAGTGAAATAGTAGATTAGGGCTTCTGTCACCGTGGAGAATCCCATCTGCCGGGCCTTCAGGATGATTATTCGCACGGGTTTACATGCTGCTATGTCCTCAAACACTTTGGCAGCATAACGCCGTTGGGCATCATTAAGGATCAGAGGAACCATGGTACCAGACTTGTCTTTAATCTTGAGCATGCGGAAGCAGAACTGCTCAAAATCAAGCAGGATCGCCTTTAATTCAGCCAGCTTGTCCGGGCGGTGCTGCAATTTTCGTTTGATCCGACGACGATGTTCATTTGCTAATGCAATCACCAATCTAAATCATCCCCATCGTTGTCTTCATCGTCGTCACCTTCTCCCTCGTCACCGCCATGACCCAATGCCTTATACTTGTCCAGTTCTAGACGTTCACGGGCAATTCTCAATTTCTCTTCTTCTTGTTGCAGGCTGGCAATCAGGTTTATGACCCGCAGCTTCTTATCCCTCGTCTTTACCAAAGCTTCCTCTTGTTTAAGGATTTTGTCCAGCTTAGACGTGACGAGTGTCGTAATCTCAGTGACCTTCATTCCTTCGGTGGTAACAGGCACTGTGATTTGCTTTCCCGTCTTAGGGCTCAACATAGAAACCTTGTCCTGACGTTCCATAAGCTCTTGCTTGATCTTACGTTCTTCATCAGTCAGGCCAGCTTCAAGCAGTTTGACTCGCTTCATATGCCGCCGCTCCTGCAAGGACAACATAATCAACTGTTCGTTGAGCTGCGCCAGAGGGTCAGTGTCAATCTGATTCATCATATCCTGTTCATCAGGCTCCAACGTATCAAGGAAGATCGTTTCATACATACCTGTTTTGAGTGCATGTTTGTTACGATAGGGGCCACCTTCACCCCCGCGGTTTCCCACAGCATTTTTATTCCCGGGTGGAGCACCACCGCGATTGCCCACAGCGTTCTTGTTGCCTTTGGGCGCTCCCCTTGATTTCGGAACGCTCCCATTTGTTCCATTTGGAGCGCTCCCTTTGGAATCTCCCAAAACGCTCCCATTCAGCTCGTCTTCCCAACGATCCATGGACTTCCATTTTCGCACCCGGGATTCGGGAACATAAAGAGCGGCGGCGATGTCTTTAAGCTTCATCGTCCCGCCGCTCTCCAGCCACATCAGTTTAGCCTTGTCCCGCTCGAGACTTCGTTCTCTGCCCATGCTACACCATCACCACCCCCAACAATAGAGTCCTCCGACTTGTCTTAAATATATCTTCTCTGCTTATTTTTTAGTAATGATGAATATTCAATGTGTGCTAATTTATGTGCTTCATCCCAGATATCACGTTCAGCAATTAACTGACCAACAAGTTTCTCTAAAAAAAAGAGATGTCCTGAACTAGAACTTGACCTTTTGAGGTTCTTTAGAATACTCAAAACAAACATTAAAGGAATAATACTCAATATTACTGATCCGCCTACTTGAATATAAGAGTTTATTACCTCTGAGGTTGTTTTAGATACCTCTTTAAGTAAATCTTTTAAACCAGTGATATACAAAGGCAACGCAAACGCTAAACTAGCAACAATTATAGGTGACGAGGTGATTACTTTTTTATCACTTTCTATAGTTGCAATAAGTTCAGATTGAACAATCAATAGTTGACTACGAGACATGACATGAAATTTCTTTTTAATTTCCTTTTCAATAGATTCTGGGAAATCCTTCACACTTTTGGAAGTAGCCTCTAGATATTTGATAGCCTCAATTATTTCTGAAAATCTATCATTCTGCTTTTTCTTTCTAAACAACTAATATCATCCTCCATTTAGATATTTATTACTTTATCGGATGATATCGATATAATTTACATAGAATCTCTTTGTAACCTTATATCCAGTTCAATTAACCGTTCCAAATCGGCAACGGTCTGCATCTGTATATGTCCAGCCTGCAGGTCACGAACCCACTGGGCAATGGCAGCCTTAACGATTTTGCGGTACTGCTCTTTGGATTCGAGGATGCCTTCCATCACCGCGAGCTCGTGCTGCAATAAATCTTCATCTGGTGTTCTCATGCGTACCCCTCGGCTTTCCGTGTAAAATGGAAAACGAGATAGCGGCGGTGTCGATAAATGCCGCGCGCGGCGGGCCGCTATCTCAGCCGGGGGATACCCTGGGTTGATGGGAGGACGTTACCGCGTCCTCCTTTTAATTATGCCTGGGAACAACACGAAGAATTAGCACAGGCTCAATGCCGGTGGACTCTTGGTATCGCTTCTTGATTACATCGCAAAACTTCGGATCAATCTCCATCGTTCTACAGATTCGGCCAAGCTGATCGCAGGTCATAAGTGTGGACCCGCTGCCTCCAAAGAGATCCACCACTGTATTCCCTGGTCGACTGCTGTTCTTAATCGGGATGGCCAATAGTTCCAGTGGCTTCTGCGTAGGATGTACGTACTTGCCGACATCCCCGCGGGACACTTCCCAGACCGTGGACGGTTCACCTTCTTCAACGGGTAAACCAGCTCGCCAAACTGTGCTTTGCCGGCGATCCCCGTACCAAGAAGGAGACTTCTTCTTCAAGTGAGCGTAGAAAACAGGCTCGTGCTGCCAACGATACTGTGACCAGCCGAATGATGCTGCGTTCTTCACCCAGACACATTGACTCCGAACAACAATGCCTGCAGCATTCATTGCATCCTCAAACTCTCGTTGATATGAAGACGGGTGGAATACGTATATCCCAGCTGTTGATGCCATCAAACCCGAATACCTCTCAAAAATGGCATGCAAAAAGCCCGCAAATTCCTCTGCGGGCATATCGTCGTTCTGTATGCTGCTTCGTCCATCTGCAGCCAGACGGGCTGAGTCGCTTTCGATAGCAACGTTATAAGGTGGGTCCGTCACTACCAAGTCGGCTCGCTCCCCATCCATCAAGCAGCCGACATCATCCTCACTGGTTGAATCCCCGCACATCAGACGGTGTGGACCCAGTTGCCAGATATCACCCCGCTGTGTTTCAGGAGTCTGAATATTATCCAGTGCACCTTGAACGTCAAAATCATCCTCAACTACGGGTTCCTCGATCTCTGTATCAGGAACTGTGCCGAAATCTGCAATCAGCTCATTAAGCTCTTCAGTATCAAAGCCAGACAACAAAAGGTCTGCCCCTTCAGCCTGCAGCTCGGCAAGCAGCCTACCCAAAGCCTCATCATCCCAACGACCTGATACCTTGTTCAAAGCGATATTCAGGAGCCGTTCCTGCTGATCATCGAGATCCACCACGGATACCTGCAGCTCAGTGTGGCCAAGCTCGTTGACCATGATCTTGTAGCGTTGATGGCCGCCGACCATGTTCCCGGTACGCTCGTTCCAGACGATAGGCTCCACATACCCAAACTGTTCAATGCTACGCTTCAGCTTCTCATACTCGGGATCGCCTGGCTGAAGGTCCACCCGGGGGTTGTAAGCTGCTGCGTTGATCTGATCGATTGGCACGATTCTGATGTTCATATCAATTACCTCCAAATAAAAAGCCACCCTAACAGGATGGCATGAAAAGTGGTTAAGTTATTTTATTTTTTTGTAACGTGTTAAAAAGCCGCTTGAGGTAAAAAGCCCCATTCTATGTGGGTCATTCCCAAGAGCACGATATATTACCTTTAATTCCTCGTTCGAGGTATCAACATTCAATAAATCTCGTAATAATTTCTTCTGTTCCTCTTTTAGATCATATTCATTAATAAAAGTTAAAATATAATAAAACAAATTAAGATAGGATTCTAACGTTCTTTCGTTTACCCACACTCCTAGCCCTACTTCCGACAAATGACCAAATGCGTCAGTTCCTTTTATCCATCCACTTCCTGCTGAGACGGTTATTCCCTCCATCCTCTTATTCTTTGTTCTAATCAAATCGTTCACTACACTCATGGCTGTTTGGAGATTCGATAAATTCTTCTGTCCCTCCAATTGATCAGCGGATCGAGCAGTTTCTAAAGTCTGCATCTCAATAGCTTTTCTTTGGAGCGCAAGCTCTTCTGTTTGCATTTGTATAGCTTCTCTTTGAAGGGCTAGTTCTTCCGTCTGCATTTTGATGGCTGACACTTGAATTTTCATTTCATCTGTTTGCATATCTATGGACTTATTTTGTGACTGTAGTTCTTGCCTTTGCACTGCAATCGTATAAATAAGGCCAGCAAATGCAAAACCTGAGAATAACGCATTTACTGCTCCAAACATATCTCCGAATGTACCGCGATAACTTGCATTTATCCATGTGTTTATGGCCCATCCTGAGCCCGCCCACACTAAAAATATCACTGAAGCAATAATTGCAATATACTTTTTCTTCATCTAACCACTCCCAACCTATTTCTGATAGAACAACTCCCAGTATCAGACAATAAATAACGATGGTCAAGACCTAACATGAGTGCATAAAAAAAGCACCTAAGGGTGCTCATACAGCAATTAGCTTCTTAGATGTACATGGTAAATGCCGCCTAAATAACTTTTACGATCCTCCGAGTGTCCATCTTTAACCATCGTAATAGAGTCCACAGTTCTTTTTGGACGAATCTTCCCAAAGATTTCATCACCCGGCTCCAAATGATAAAACCAATTGTAAGATTCGTTATGAACCTCTTCTACTGAAAGTTCAACTATCTTTCTGGGACCTTCATAGAAATGAATTTGATCTCCTGTTACGAACTTAGGCAAGGAAATTCCCCCTGAATAGATTATTTTGACAACTCTATCTTCCAGTATCAGACATTAAATAACGAAGGTCAAGAGTGATATTTGTGTTGAGTTGGTTTCAACGTATGGGTGACCTCTGTATTCGTGCGTACGCTCACTCAGCGCCTGTTCTCCGCTCTTCAAATGACTGCTCCCTGCAAACGGACGTTCTGATGCTGTGAAGCTTAAAACGGCTCACATTCTGTCATATGAGAGCTAAAGAAAAAGCACCTATTAAGGTGCTTCCTTTTCAATCGTCAATTGCATTAATCCACTCTGGTGTCTGACTTTGACTAGCTCTTGATTGCTATCGACTCTCACGATTTCATGATCTTTTTTGACAACACAAACCCAATGACCATCTTTATAGGTTCGTTCTTCATATTTTAGATCCCCATTTTCATAAGGTTCTGAAGTATATCTTCCATTTCTTACAAAAACGAATTTTTCACCTATATCATCTTTGTTGTACTCAAAATATGCCATAGACATCCCCCTTGTTAACACCATACTCATTCGACAGCTATGAGGGATTTTCCTTCTTCACACAACAATCAGGAGGTTTAGGACAGAACTGCTTAACGCCATCCCATCTGCCCCATACACAACCTTTGCATTTCTCAGGCTGCTTATTGGGTCGTGCCCGTTTCCTTTTACGTCTTCTGCTGCTGATCACTTGAATTCCTCCAATAAAAAAAGCCGATCCCGAAGGAACGACTTAAATGTGATATGTATTTGTTGGTGTTACGTCCTAAAAGCATGCGCCCGAAACGGTCGCCGCAAAAACGCTGCGCTCTTTGCTTTAAAAGCATACGTGCTTTGTAACTATAGAGGAAGAACAAGACCATTTTACATATGACACAAAATTCAGGTCAAGGAACAGAAAACGGGTGAGTCCCGATGAACTTGAACAAACCCGCCGTTTACTTCTGATTGCTTGCTATTTCGAATTTAATCCAACCTGATATTTCCTCTTTCTGCTAAAATGGAGTTGTCGCACACCATTTCAACCTATGAGGAGAGATTAAGCATGAGTTTTGAGTTTGATTTTGAAAGTAAAGTAAGGAATCTAGTTCCTGAATTAACAAATTCGCTAACTTCTAGACTGGATGAAGCTCTGAAAGATCCAAAGTATACGGAAATGGAATCCATGTTAGGTGATACCAATACTAAAATTGTTATGATGTCGAACATAACATTAGGGATGTCTGCTGAAATGACCCTCCAAATCTTGAAGGAGTATCATAAAGAACTCAGTTCTTATTTAGAGAATCAGAAATAGTATTACTGAGAATCTCTTTTAATGCTAGTTTTCCGTCTGGCTGCTGGAGCTTCTGAATGAATTGTTCAAGGCTCTCAGCGGCTCCTTGATCTTTCATGTGCGTAATCATGTTGCATGCCACTCCTGCAATTTGAGGAACCAAACTCATCGTGTCTATATCGACCGGCTCATTCTCAATCTTATTTCTAGCCCATTTCAGAAATGCGATTGCCGTTTCCTGAAGTTCTTTATCAATAGTAGTATCCATACGATCGTTCCTCCCTTCTAAATACATACTTCCCTACTACACATATCATACCGTCTTTGCTCGAATGCCTCCCGGTTAGCCCATCGGTTGCTTTGCTAAGAACTGGAAAAGGCGAGAAGAGGAACGCCCCAGTCATATGCCGCATGTGCAGCTGTGCGTTTCATTCTCGCCCGATTTCCACAATACAAATATATCAAGTCTAAAGTCCAACGAACTGTCTTTAACCAGCCAAAAACTGGGCATTTTTCGTGCGAAGAACGATCACTCTTCAACGCTCAAATAACGTCTATTTATATCTACACTTAATCCATCCAAATCAGGGTATATGGTAGAGTGGCTAATATTATTTAATTCCAAAAGAAAATGTATCTCCTCAACCAAATCTTTAGGAATAGGAATTTTCTTTAAATATCCATCTTCTACTATTTGCCCGCCCCATTCCATCTCTAATGGAACATTTGTGTCGCCCTGAATAGTAAACATGCCTTGTTGAATTATTTGCCTTGCACTATTTCTAATTGGTTGAATCGCTGCTGTTATAAATTTTTCTGGTTTAAACATAATATCTTCATATTTAGAGAGTAATGGCAAACTGAATATGGAATCTAAAGCTAAATTCATATAATTAAGTTTCGATGGTCGCAACATCCATAATACTGGAGTTATAGGATTTATAGTCGCAAAATATAATGCTGTCATAAGTGATGGCGTCCAGTCCAACAATCTCGTTCTAAGTCCATGATGTTGCATGATAAATAATAGTTCCCAATCGCGTTCACCTTTTAAATATGTATGGCCTTGGCTAATAAATGTTCGATATGCTGTCTCTTCTCTTTTCCTAAGATCATGTATATCCTTGCGTAACTTCTCAGAACGGAATAGTCCTGAATGAAGGGGGAAATCCACACCTTGTCCTCTGAACCAGACGCTTTTTATCGCATCTGTGTTTTTAAATGCTCCAATTTCATTTAAGAAATCTTGCATTGCATTTGTAAATGTATTTAATTGCTCCAATATATCCACCTCCAAGATTGTTAAACAAAAAATAAAGACCAGCTACAAGCTGGTCCTATAATACCATATTTGACTTAGGTTCATCCCATTTAGCCAGCCGCAATTGCATGGCAAGCAAGGACACTGCTTCCTTCTTAATACGTCGGAATGTGCTATCACTCACCCCCATTTCTCCACAGCTAATGTAATCAAACTCACCTTCATTATCCAAATAGCTCCGTTGAATTACCTCCCGTTGAACAGATGATAGCCTTTCCATGGCCAGACTGAGCAAACGGTCTTTCTCCTTCAGTTCCGCTTCTTTATCTACATTGTAAACAGCAATAGTCTCTGTCTGTTTGCTGATTGCATTGGTCGTCTGGTGTTCTCTATATACATACGCTTGTGTGACTGCTGCCTCTCGTCTCACGAAACCGATCTGCCGGTACTGCCGAACTGTCTCTAAATATTCCTCCACTGCCCGGCGGGTAGCTTTTTCATCGATAGGCAGTATGTTAAAAGTCAGTTGTAAGTTGTTTTTTCGGCGTTTCCCCATTTTGATCCCCTCACCGTGTTATAATTTTGGGTAAGGTTTATTCGATGTGTCCCCCGCCTGGCCGCCAAGCTTGCGGGGGATATTTGTTATACTGGAATCACTTCGCTGCAGAACTCGTTCCATTCAGCTTCACATTCTTCCATGCTCCAGCCATTTACCAAATCACTAGGATAATCATATTGCAAAAGCAATGCCCTAAAATCCCGTTCCAACTACCACTCACCTCCTCGCTTGTGATACTTGCTGTTGCTGTTACGCTGCTGTGGGGCAGTAACTGCCTTTTGTAGCTTGTCAGGCCGTTTGGGTGGATGCTCAGCCCCGATTGCTTTCAAATGATCAGCTATCTGCTCCGGTGTCCATACCGTTTTATCAACTTTGCGATAATCAACCATCAGGAGATCCTCCCCGTTTGTATGCCCTCCTGTAGATCAGCGAGCAATGCATACGCCGCCGCATCCTTGGCGTGTTGGTTACTCTGTTGCGCGATCCAATCCATGACACCTGCCTGGCTCACCATTGCAATCTTCTTGCCCGATTTATCTGTCAATGAAAGAGTGCGCACGCCACCTGCTTTATGATTGAGATATCCTTTTTGAATCAGCATATTGACATGTCTGAAAGCCGACGAAGGAGATTCGAACATAAACGCATCTGCAATCTCCCGAATACTTGGACCATAACCTTTTGATCCAATAAAACCCGATATAAAATCGTATACTTCTTGCTGCCGGCGGCTGAGCGGCTTGTCTGCTATGGATTTCTTTGTCATCTTACTTCCTCCCAATTCCATAAGCTGAGCTGGCCTTTCGCTGGTACCGGCTCCTGCAGCTGAACAACATCGTCAAGCTGCCAAGCAAAACGTCCGTCACTGTAGTCTCCAAAATGGTACTCATTGGGCATGTAGCCGCCCCATACATTTGTCCAACCTGTGTCGATGCTTAATCTTTCCACTATTCCTTCATCTCCGTAAGGGCGTTCTATGGTCCATACGTCGTTCAGATTCCCCTTTGCAATCACTGCCCCTGTTGGCAGCTCGCTCCAATCGTTAATACCATGTTTCAGTAACGCCTCGCGTATTTGAGGGATCAGGCAAGCTTCCTTGTCCACTTTTTGACCTGCATGGATCGCAATCGCTCCGCGATGCTTCGTCGCCCAGCTCCGGGTCTCCAGTGTTTTGACGCGCAATGCAACAAGTGTCGCCCATGGTTGAATGATGGTGACTGCCTTCATATCTATCTCCTTCCAAAGATTAATTGCCTATAAGGCAAAATCATGTAAAAATATATGAATTAAACATAGAGTAGGTGGTAGTTACATGACAGAATCAATAAGTATTGAATTAGCTAGAAGAGATTCCATGTGGAATCGTTTAGTAAGCGAGAACGACCCTAACAATGTAGAACCAGGAATACTTCGTGGGCTACGCTTCTTCTCAGGGCAAGCAGGCATATATCGAGATGCCACGACCACGCAGAGTTACACCGAAGATAACGCAGGAATAGCAGTTTCAATATTACATACAGGTAGGCATTATCCTGATGAAGTCTCTGAAAACGAAATAATATATCATTATCCAGTTACAAAGAGACATAGCTCGTTTGATAAGAATGAAATCCAATCTGCTAAAAATGCCTCTATCTTTAACCTACCGATTTTCGTGATTTCTGAAGTAGGAAAGATGAGGAAAGTGCAGCTGGGAAAGGTCGTTTCTTGGGATGACCTAGCTCAGAATTTTCTAATAGAATTGAACCCATTAGATTTTTCAACTCAACCAAATGAATTAGATCATCTTGATGATATCCCTTTTAAACCAACTGTTCCTCGTGCACCTTCCAGGACCGTTACAGTGAGTAACAGAGCCGGTCAGCCAAGATTCAAATTTAATGTAGTTAAACGTTATGGTCCCTGCTGCGCGGTATGTGCAATGCAAGCACTACCACTGCTCCAGGCTGCTCACATTATCCCAAAAAAATCAAATGGTTCTGACGATCCACGTAACGGACTTGTCTTGTGTGGAAATCATCATTTGGCATACGATTCAGGACTGTTTTCTTTTGACCCTGATACGTTAAAGATTCATGTCTCGACTAAAACCACCATGCAGAGCATACAAATCACTCGTCAAGATTTGAGCCATCTTCAGAAGTTACCTCATGACAAAGCTCTCAAATGGCACTGGAAGCAGTGGCAAGCTGCACAGAAGGAGCTTGAATAATATGAAAATAAAGACAGTATGGAAATGGACAAAGATTATTTGGGGACTAACGTATATAGGTTTTGTTGTAATATTTGTAATAGTACTAGGCTTCTTTATTGCTGGAATGCTCCAAGACAAAACAGCATTAATTGATACCGTAGCTATGAGCACTGTTACATTGTTACTTGCGTTTGCTTCACTACCTAATTTGTTAATCCAGCTACTCTCGCTTCTCGAAATCAATCAAAAGAAGACTTTTACTGCTACTAAAAAGTGTCCCAACTGTAGACATACTATTGACTTGAAAATCACTGAAGATTAAAAGTTTTGTACGTATGTTCTGTTTCATAGATCTAACTCTTCACCCCGACCAACTTTTGGCCGGGGATTCTGCTATGTGAAAGGTTTAGACTGCTACACCATCCTGCATCATTTTAGTGACACGCTTTTTGTATGCGCCATATTTGGAACTGATCTGGCCACTTGGAACGTTGATCTCTTTAGAAATCTCCATCCACGTCTTACCCTCGTTCCGTTGTTGTAGCAGTGCAGGGAAATCAGCAGGAGCGTCAGCAAGTTTGATGTCTTCAAAGATCGGGCGCTGAGAAAGGATGAACTTTTCAAGCTGCTCCTTATCGATTTCAGTCTTAACAACTTCTTTGTCACCCGCAGGCGGTTCTGTTTGGACAACCTGCTGTGAATCTTCAGGCAACTGCTGGTCGCCTTCATCACCCTCAGAAGTAAAGTCCATTTCTTTAGAACCAGACTCGTCCCCGCCTTCCTTCATCCAGTCTGGTAGATCGTCCGTTGGCGGCTCTCCTGCGCCTTCTTCGCTGATACGCTCCCCTTCGCCTTCTGGTGGCACTTGGGAAGCATCTCCGTCCTGCTCAGCTCCGTCTCCTTCTGGTTCTTGCGGATTGCCTTCACTATCAAAGAGTTCCGCTTGGTTCTCGTCTTTCTGCTCGTCACCTTGGCCTTCAATCTTGGTAACCACTCCAGACGAATCAGTTGTTACGCGGCGCCCGCTGTCCCAAGTATTGTACATGGGGTCACGCTGTTGGTTTTGGTCTTCGAAGTTAAACGACGCTTGCGGATCGCCGAGGTAAACCATGACTTCTTTTTCCTGAAGCTTAGCCAAAGAAGACAACTTCGCCTCAACTGCAGCAAGCGGGATAAGCAACTTGATTGTGACATCCTTTGTACCAACACTGATTCCTTTTGCTACCTCTGCTGAAAATTTCACCATATCGTTTGCCATGATCGTTCATCTCCTAAGAATTTATTTGGATAAGTCCTTGATTTTCACTTCGATTCGTGGTCGGAAACTGTATCTTTTTTGAGCAAATACCTCGACCACTTGGCTATCGTCCTTCCACATCACACCTTTTAACGCATCCTTAACACCCTTCAGGTAATTGTCCACGTCTGGTTTGCTGACTGGCCTAATCTCCCCCGCCTCAGCCAGTGCCGCCTTCTTCTTGCTGAATGATTTGGGTATCGGCCTGTACACTGTCAGCATCATTCCAAGTGGGCCTAACAGCAATGCATCCGGTGCATGTTCAGCGGCTGCCAATCGGACATAATCCTTGTAGTCCTTCGACTTCTCTGGATCGTACATTCGGACGAAACCACCCTGCGTTGACGCCCGGGGCCGCCCCTGCGCCACTGGCTCCCCGTAAACAGTAAAATAGATAATCATGTTTGCCGTAACTCCTTTACTCGTCGCTTGCGCCGTTGGCGCGCCGGCAGCATGTCCCGCCGAATGACGAAAATCTCGGCCAGTTTCCGACCATCGTCACCACGTACGACATAACTCAAATGTGTTTGGTGGTGCGGATCAATCGACTTCCGCATGCTGCACACCTCCGGTACCGACAATTGCATCAAACTCAGCGATCCCTTCAAGAAGCTCAGTTTGATCAATTCCCGCAAATTCTGCCTGCAGCTCGTCTTGATCGGGAACTTGTCCCGTCCGCAGAAACCGATGCTTCATGTACTCGTACACGGACCATCTGTTTAAAGTGCTGTCCATCATGCTCCCCGCCGAATAGTTCTCGGTTTACCTGAGAAGCGATGAACAATCACCATCATGCTTGGTGTATCCCTTTCAACAAGCCAGTTCTCCGCATTCAAGCCATTGGCTTTAATCTCAATTTTCTGACGTTTTGTCGGCCGTTTCCCCTGTTTCACGTCCGTTCCTCCTTATGCCCATTGGCGTTTATTCATGTCCTTCGGCTGTTGTGACTGCTGCGGTGGTGTTGGTCCAAAGGCATCGTTATGAGTGCGTTCGTAGTTGACGAATTTGTTGTACTGTTTTAGGAACACCAGCTCCACCGTTCCGACTGGACCATTACGCTGCTTCCCGATGATAATTTCGATGATGTTTTTCTTCTCAGTTTCCTGGTTGTAGTAGTCGTCCCGGTACAGGAAGGCTACGATGTCGGCATCTTGCTCGATAGAACCGGATTCCCTCAGGTCGGACATCATTGGACGTTTGTCTTGCCGCTGTTCAACGGCTCGGCTGAGCTGGGACAATGCAATCACTGGAACATCCAGTTCACGCGCTAAATGCTTCAATGTCCGGCTGATGTAGGAAACCTCCTGCTGCCGGTTCTCACCCGATTTGCCTTTACCTCCAGCGACTTCAATAAGCTGCAGGTAATCGATCATGATCATGGCCAGGCCCTTTTCCTTCTTGAGCCTGCGGCACTTGGAGCAGATGTCTTGAATAGTGATTCCTGCCGAATCGTCCACGTAGATATTCGTTTCAGCCAAGGCCCCGATAGCTTTGGTCATATTGATCCAGTCTTGATCTTCCATTTCGCCCATCTTCATTGCCGTAGCTTCTACGTTGCCCTCGGAGCTGACCATCCGTTGCGCGAACTGTCCTGCAGACATTTCCAAGCTGAATACTGCTACAGCTTCTTTGGTATTTTTCGCAACGTTTTGAGTGATGTTCAAGGCAAACGCCGTCTTCCCCACGGAAGGACGAGCTGCCACAATGATTAGGTCGCTGCGCTGGAGTCCACCAGTGATGCTGTCCAGATCAATAAACCCGGTATGAATACCATTGACGATGCCGTGCTTGACGTTGTATGCGCGAGTTTCAACGTCATCAACAAGCTGCATCATAATGCCCTTGATTGGTTTAAAATCCTCTTTCGGAGCAGCACGATCGGCAATCTTGTTATGTGATCGCTGGGCACTCGCAAGTAGTTGTGATACTTCTGTTCCACTGGCCGCCTGTTGGACCTGCAGAAGACTTGCCTGGATAAACTCTCGACGGATCGCCATATCCTCAAGTTGGCTGAAATAGTATGCGACATTTGCTGTCGATGGCACGCTTCGAGCAAGGTCGCTCAGGTAACTTACGCCTCCAATGTCCGTAAGTTCGCCCTTGTCCTTCAACCGTGAAGTCACTGTTACAAGGTCGATGGGCTGCTGTTCCTCTGCCAGCTCAGCTATGGCATTAAATATCAGGCTGTGGGCCTTGCCATAAAACGTATCTGGCTTTAAGTGCTCGGCCTGTTCCATGACTTCATCTGGTCTGAGCAACATCGCTCCCAAAGCCGCTTGTTCGATCTCCATGCTGTAAGGTAGTTCAATTCCTCCGAAGCTTTGCAAGTAAATCATCCTTCCATCCCGGCGGTGGCAGTGTTGCTTTCGCCCGGTTTACTTCTCGTTGGTCCAGGTAAGCCCGGGTTTCCGCCAACTCCCGTTCTCTTGCAGACTGGTCGGCGGCAAAGCCACGTATCTCAGAAATCTTGGGGTAAAAACTGCTTATCTTGATGTGGCGTTCAACGTTTTGTACAGCCGTTTCAAAAGGGAAATCCTTCAGCTCCTTGAGATGGCGATCCACGTTCTCGTCACTGTCATCAAAATTGGGATATTCATCGGTTATTAAAACAAATAACCTCAAGACATCAGCTCTTTCCACGAGCCTCCTCCTCTCTCAACCTTTGCTGTAAACTTGCTCTCTTTTGTTGTTGGCGGCTCAGTCTGCGTGGTTGCGTAGCCGCTGGCGTTGCCGAACTTGGAACAAGGTAAGGTTTAACAGGTTGCTGTTCGGCAGTTTGATGATTCTGCCAAGCTTCCTCGATCCCTTCGACGTAATATAAAAAGCTCTTGGGAAGCTTGAATGTGTTTCCCTCACGTTGACGTTTTGCCTCCAGCAGGCTTGCCATAGTTCGGATGGTAAAAGGGTTAGGCGTACCTCCGGCGACCATCTTACCCATGGCTAAACGCTCTTTCTGAGAAACGTTGAAATCCAGTTTGTTGTGCATCTTGCAATAGGCATCCAATATTTCAATCATTCCACCGCTTTCCTCACCGGGAGGTACTGGATTCAAAATGTCATCCCACGATTGCGAAGAATCTGCAGTAGTAATAGCAGTAGTAGTAATAAGATCTTTAATATCTTTTAGATCGGACAGTTTTGTCCGATCACTATCGGAAATTGGTGTGTGATCGGACATATTTGTCTGATCACTTGCGGACTGATCGGACAATATTGTCTTATCACTTTGATTGTGATCGGACATTTCTGTCTGATCACCGACTTCGGAATTAGGTCGTTTTGGAGGTTCTGCCTCGTGAGATCGGACAGTTTTGACTGATCTCTTCTTTGAATTTCGAACCTTCAAGATCAACCCTCTTGGTGCCCTGGTCACATCAATGTAATGATGCTGTTCCAATGTATCCAACCATCTGCTCACGGTTTTGTCGTTGACTCCGAAGAATCCAGCAATCTCAGACAGCTTCATAGGCTTCCCTTTGAGGACAATGCCCCAGACAGTTTCCTCCTCCTCAATCTCCTTCGTGGTTGAACTGATGCACCAGAGGAATAGCCATATCGCGTTGCCTATTTTCTTGTAGTGGTCTGGCTCCAAGATGCCGGAATAGATCGGAAACGGGTAACTGCCTTCGGGCATGCTGCTCATCCCCTAATGTTTTATTGCTGGCGTTGTCTTGTTAATCACTTCTACAGTGTTGTGAAGCCCTGCCATCATGTCTTCGACCAGCATTGCAGTTGCAGTGACGTGACTGTTCTTGTTAAACACGAGAGGTACAAAGCTGCCCATCGCGAAAGCCATAGTAGCCAGAAACGTATCTACAGCGTCATTACCAGATTGACGAGCCTGCTGGAATTGCTCAGTCCATGCTCTGATCAACTCATCCGCTTTATCATGTTGCTGTTCTTGTGTCATTTCGGTTGCCCCTTTCCTAATCCATTTCGGATTTGCTCTTGTACCCTTGCCCATGCATCAGCATATGCCTCGTCTGGATAGTCACCGTCATGCAGCTCTATAACGATGTTCGCTTCCACCTTCAGACTTTGGAAATTGCCGAGGTTTTTCGTGAATGAGGCCCCGACAGAGATTTGCTTTACCTTAGGCATTTTCAGTGCCCCTTTCGGTGTTGTAAAAATACGTGCGGATACTTGGCCCGCTTGACCTCCCAATCCGGGTAACCTCGCTGGAAGTAGGCAATCGTTTCACGCTGAAAGGCTGCCTTATCAGTGTCAAACAGCTGCCATATCCGCTTGCCCATCATGCTCTTTAACAGCGGCTTGCCAGTCAGATCATCCATGTGATCACCTACCTGCTACATACACTTGCTTGCCTGTGAGAGCCATAATCTCGCGTTTGAATAGTGCTTCGTCACTATTGTTGTCTGACAGATGGAGTAAGTGAATCTCTTGCACCCGCCGCATGTCATTCGCCCGGATGAAGTCCTTCACGTTCTCGAGCGAAAAATGAGAACGAAGCAATCTATGTTTCATCACCGCCGGCACACGACCAGCAGCAATATTTTGATTGAGTATATTGATTGAATAATTGCACTCCACCATGATGTGCGTAAGCCCAGTGAATCGATGCTTGATGTAATAGGTGTCTGTAGCAAACAGAAGCTTGTCCCCTGCTGTATTAGCGAGAAGGAAGCCCAAAGGCTCCGCAGCGTCATGTTGCACATCAAACGGTAGAATCGACCATGTACCGATGGTGAAAGGCTCAAGGGCAGATACAGGATATACACGGTGGCTGTCCAACCGCAAAGCATCTGCAGTACCGGCACTGGTGTAAATGTTGACGCCTGCCTTGATCAAATCTTTAACGGCTGCCGAATGGTCGCCGTGTTCATGAGTTACCAAGCACCCGGTCAACGATGAAACTTGGAAGGCAAGGCCGCGCTGAATTTCTTTGTAGCGAAGCCCTGCGTCCAACAGGAGCGGTGTTTTCCCGTCCGTAATCCGGTAGGAGTTACCCGCGCTGCTGGAGCCAAGGGAAGTTATTTCAATCATCAGAAGCCCGGCCCATCGCTATCAGGCGAACCTTCATCACCAAATTCCATTTCTGGTTGCCCATCTCCTGAAGGTACATCGTTTGGAACATCATCCAAGTGTGGCGGTGTGACATCGATAATGTCTTGATTGGCATTAGCTCTGATTTCTTCTGAAACCTCAGCTTCTGACAAGTCACTCTCAATTTGTTTCAAACGGAGATAATCATCATCAATTTTCTGACTGTCAATGGTGATGTCGTTATGAGCTGCTCGATAAAGTGTTTTCCAAACCATTTTGTCGTGCCAGCCTTCCACCGTTTCCGTACCTACCTTTTTACCGTTCTCCCATTTGTCTTTCTCGCCTCCCCAAAACTCGGGACTCGCTTTTTCTGGCTTCCTTTTCTCAATCTCCTTGAGTGTCATCATGACCAACTTGTTTTTCTCAGGAGTTTTTATAAATGAGTGGAAATAAAATCCTCCAAGGATAGTCCCGCGGTCAAAAGGGTTTTTAATTTCAAATTCATAACTTTCATGCGGGTGATTTGCATCTTTCTTAATAGGTGCAAAGTAATCATTGGAATAGACCAGCTCAACAGTTACATGGTCCGGAACGTCCAAACCGTATTTCACTGATTTAAGTTCAAGACCACGATATCCTTCGATGAAACCGATATCGTACTTACCTGTATTGTTATTTTTGAAAGGAATCAAGTTAATATGATTCGGCTGCGCTGGATCGAAACCAATACGTGCATATGCGACCACATCACGAGACAATTTATCCATGTTCACATTTGCCCAAGTTATAGGCAATGGATCGCGGTACTTCTCGGACTTCTTCAGACGTTTTTCTTCGGCTGCTTTCAGTACTCCATCCAAAGCGATAAAGTAGTTCTGTGCAAGTCGCTTTTGGAAGTTGGTTAGAGCAACCTCTCCAACGCTTGAACCAAATTCAGATATGACTTTCGTCATGAAACGTTCGGATTGTGTTGGCTCTGTTTTTGCAATAGCTTTCTCCCCTGTTTGGGGAGCCTGTTGGTTTTGTGTAGACAATTACATCGCCTCCTGGATGTCGTTATGTTCTAAGCGAAGCTTTTTGTTTCTGTCTCTCCAAGCAGTCTCAGCAGCTTCATAACTGCCGTGGTGTTTGATTGCTTCTTCCTGTACTTCCTCTGGCAAAGTGTTAAACGCTGGAGGAACGACCAAACGGATCATTTGGGCATTCGTAGGAATCAGTTGCGTCACGGCTTCGGCGTTATCGACAAAGATTGGAGCAGAGAATCCGTAATGCTGTCCCAACGTATTGATGATGTCCAAGCCGACATTGATGCGGGCAGCGTTGTTCAGACCGCCTTCGTACGGAACACCCTTATACAGCGTCTTGCAAACGTCCTTCAGGCCGCCGTTGATTTGCTCTTCGAACAATCGGAACCGTGCATATTTGAATTTGCTGTTGATCTTGGATTCCAACATGCTGACTTTTGTCCGAGTGAATTCTTCCGTAAGAAACAGCTCATGTTCCAGCTTTTCAAACTCCGCTGTAAGCTTCCGCTCTTCCTCGCTCAGCTCAGTGATCCGCTTCTCAGTAGCCGCTACTGTCGCCAGCTTCGCTTTGTCTGCTTCCAAGTCGTCCACCTGCCCGCGAAGAATACGAATCTCGGCTTGTACTTTTCCCATAGCATCAGCAGCAGAAGAACGAAGCTGCTCAATCTCAGCACGGACTTTATCTCCATCTCGTTGTATGGATTGATACTTTGTGTTGTCAGCAGGGTCAGCAATGTTGGTTTGTAGGCTCTGAAGGGTCGCTTCGGCAGCCATGATTTCAGCAGCTTTTGATGTGATTTCCTCCTGCAGTTGGGCCATTTCTCCATTGAGTTTTTGCAATTCTTCTTCGAGATTTCGCTTTTCTGCCGCGGCCAGTTTTCCATCGGCACTAATTGCTTCAAGTCGTTTGGACTTGTCCAAATTAAATGCTTCAAGCGCTTTGCCCTGTGCTGACTGCAGCTGATCTTCAGGAAGTGCTTGTCCGCATGTTGGGCAATTAGCGTCATGCTGATGCTCATGAACTGGATACTGAAGGCTATCAAGTGACGCCCACTCCGCACGAAGCCTTGTAACTTGACTATCAGCACGAGTGATCTGTCCTTTATATCGCTCGGCCTCACGTATACTTGCGTTTAATCTCGACTGTAGTTCAGAAGCTTCGCCTTTCAGTTGCGTGACCCATTCATGTTGACCAGCAACTGCTTTCAAGCCTTCTGCCTGAATTACTTGCTTTAATTCAGCCAGTTCAGCATTGATCTCACGTAAGCGGATCTCTTTGGCAGACAATTCGCCACCAGACTGTATCCGTTGAAGCTCAGCAGTCTTGGCATCCACCCTGCCGCGCATCGTATCAATGTCCTCTTGCAACAGTTCAGCGTCCAGGTCAGATACATCAGGCATGCTGCGGCGGGCCTCGTCAATGCGAACAGGAATTTTATCCAGCTCCTTATTGATTTCAGTCCGGCGAGCTGCGATCACTTTGCGGTGATCCTCAAGACTACGGTCGCCCAAGATGTCCGTCAGCGGTGCAAGTTGCTTATTGCCTGCAATAATCTCTTCATCCGTCATATCGCCGCACACATCAAGCAACACCTTACGCCGTGCATCAGGTTTAAGAATCTCGTTGAAGTACGCGGGATTGGTCAGTAGCTTGAAAATCTCTTCGCTGATTAACGCATCAACTTCGGTTTTGTATTGACCTTGCTTAACTGGTACGCCATCCACGTAATAATCCGTAGTATGGCCGCCAAACTCGGCAGTCGCCTGTCCACGCTTCCGAGTCCATTTCTCGCTGAACACCTTACGGAACGTCCGGCGGCGACGATCAACCATCAGGACAGCTTCGACTTCATGTTGCAGGCCGTGTTCAACAACTTTCCCGTTCTCATCCAAACCTTTGATTTCAAAGTCCGTCCGATTTTGGCTGTCTTTGCCGAACAGCGTCCATACAAATCCATCAAACAAAGTCGTCTTACCTGTGGCATTGTCCCCATATGCAGAAATGTTCTTGCCTGCAGCATCCAGTACAAAATCCCGAATACCCTTGAAATTGCGGAGGGTCAGGGATATCAAAGTGATTTGTTTCATGCACTTACAACCCCTTTCGATTGAAAGTGTAGAGTGATGGCTTGTGCCATTGCTGCAAGTTGATCATCATCGGCCATCAATTCAACCGATCCAAATGAACCGGAAACGGTAAAGATAGCAGGTGTGTAATGCATCGCTGGTTTAACAGCAGCGTCAATGGTTTGAGCGGATAAGTCGAGAGTGATAGCAGTCGTTTTACTCATAACGTCCTCCTTGTTTGACACGGCCACCCATGGTAAGATGGCCATGTATACTATTCAATTTTCAATGTTCTGAGGTAGCCCGCTGCAACGGGCTATTTTTCATTTAATTCCTCTTGCAATTCAGCATGAGCCTCTTGCACTTTTTCATGTGCTTCTTCCAACTCTTCTGCCTGATCTCGGATTGCTTCCAGTTGGGTAATCACATCGTTGAGCTCGCCTTCAGTAAATTCCGCTAATCTGCGAAGAATGTAAGGCGTGTTATTAATAGCGTCGTTAGTGTCATCTGCAAGACTGCTGAGCAGGTTCAGAACCTTACTCACTGATTCGTGTATTGCCATATACTCTGTTCCTCCCTTCATATGTATTTGCGGTTACCCGCGACGCCTCACGGCGTTTCGTCCGCTACCGCAGCGGACTCATCAGGCGGTAATTTGATCAATTGCTGCCACTGCATGGACCATGTACTCAGTAGGCAACTCCCGCAGACTCGCTGCAGCATTTTGCCAGCGTAGGAACACATTCATTCGCTCACTTCGATATGCATCAATGCTGACAGCCGCCTCCGTTGATGGAACCGCGCTGCTCTCCCGCAGGGCAAGTGTTGAAGCAATATAATTGTCGATGATCATTTGCGCCAGTTGCTCACTCATACTGATTCCCCCTTGCGCTTTTGCTCGGGAGAATGTAAAATTTGCAACAGAAGAGACTTTAACCGAGTTCTCAGACCAAGTGTCCGCCCTGCCAGGCGGGCATTTTTCATTTCTGCTTCCGCGAATCGAATCATCCGATTCAAATAATCCTCTGCATTCTCCATTCGTCCAGGCAACATTCTTTCAGGTTCGCTCTGTATCAGTTGTAAGTTATGTAAAGAATGTTTTCCTGCCTGCAGCGCTTCAGCTGCCAGTTGTTCACGAGTCATCTGTTTACCCTCCAATTAGTCTCTGGATCATGCCGATCCCGTCCATGCCGTATAAAAATGTGACTATCACTTCTCTAGCCCCTGTAACCTCGGCCCAGTTCATCATCGTGTGCATGTCGGGAATCTTATGATCCTTTTCGTATTTTGAAACGCAGGCTTGTGTTCGATTGAGCTTGTCCGCCAACTGTTCTTGGGTAAGACCCGCCTTTTCTCTGCAAGCCCGCATGATTGCCCCAAACTTCATTTCCAACCACGTTCACCCCCTCTCAGGAATATTCCAAATTGGAATGGAAATGCTATTAACAAGGGGAGTATCATATCCGTAGGAGCTTCCCCAGCTTTCTGATCCCTTCATCGTCCGCCGGCTGCCGGTACAGCTCTGGCGGATTTTCTTATTCTTTTGAGCTCTGCTTCACTGTCGCGTTTCAATGACCGCAGCTCTCGCTTTGGAATAAGATGTGGATTTTTACATTGACGTTCGAGTGACAACGTATAGTCAATCGCCTGATCCATTGTCATCTTGCCAACATGAACTCGGGTGACGACACCAGCTATAAAACATGCTCGGGATGTAGGCTTGATCCAGCGGAATCGCATAGGCTTGTCCTCCATTGGAAGCTTGTTAGGCTTCCTCATCGTTTTTGTTTGCCGCATCTTGAACACATGCCCAGGCTGCGGTTGCGATTTCCCTGTCAATTCGATCAAGTTCATCTTGATCTGTTGAGATATGATCGTTACAAATAAAGACCTTGGTTTCACCAAACTGATAAGCTGCTACGATCATGCCTGCATCCCTCCCGGGATTATTTATATGCGAACCTCGTTGTGGGACGGCCATTGTTTTTTTGAAACCTCCTTTACTGTTCGTCCTTCCTCCTTCTGCTAAAATGGAGTTGTCGCACCATTTTGTGGGAAAGGAGGTGAAAGATATGGATCATTACATTTATTTCAGACAACTTTCTGATGAAGATAAGTTAAATATGAAAAACGACCTTGAAAGATTTGGGTGGAAAATTGCTGGAGAAGCATCTATGGCTCATTCTCCAAATCACATTCCATCTGAAAGTAAAGTGAGTTTTTACATACTTTCTTGTCCTAATAACAAGGAAGTCCAGTTTCCAGAAGGCTATTTCCCTTCAAATAATGAGAAGTGCACTCTTTGTGGTTTACCAGTTTCGGTTACTTATTCGAAAACCCATTAGCCCTTGCCCATTCAAAAGCTCTTCTCATTAAAGCCATGTGTAACATGTCGATCTCTTCGTCACTGAGATCAGGAAAGATGAAGAATCTACTCGTCATAATCAATTTAGGTTGTTCAGAAGCTGCCGTAGTCGCGGCGGTTTCTGAAATAACCTCAACTTGCTCCAAAGTGATTTGAAATAATGTGAATCCGCAGACTTTACAAAAGTTATCTGTTGATGCGATTTCGTTACTAGCACATCGTGGGCACTGGTCCATCAGCTTGCTCCTTTCTTATTTCCTAAGAACTTTTCTTCAAAAAAATATCCGGGAGCAACACCTAACACTGAACAAATTCTCTCATATTCATCAGTACCTATTTTTTGTCTACTTGTCATCATTCGAGAAAATTTCTTAAATTGAATGTCCGATTTATCGGCAACATAAGTGAAAGTCAAACCTCGTTGCTTAATCAATGCTCGAATTTTCTTGTTAATTCTCAACTTTATCACCACCATTTTTCTTAATTTCTAAGAATGTTATATTTACATACTAATTCTTAGAATATGAGAAGTCAAGTGAATATTCTTATATTTCAAGAATAAAATCTTTGTTACTAGGAATTCCGGTATAATTTGTAGGTTAGGAGGTGTTCTTATGTCTTCAATAGGAGAACGCTTGCGAGAAGCGAGAGAGAAAAAAAACTTGCGTCAAACGCAAGTTAAGGAGAAAACAGGGATAAATAATAAAACTCTTAGTGGGTACGAAAACGGAGTAAGTCAACCTGATATGGATACGTTAAAAATTTTAGCTCAACTTTATGAGGTATCAATTGACTGGTTATATGGAAACACAGAAACTACTAATAAAATTTCTACCAATACTAAGAATTTTCTAAAAGCTATTGAACTATCTGACGAGCAAGCTCACAAGTTTATTAAAGATAATTTTGTTCACCATGGTAAAGAACTTTCAGATGAAACAATAAGAGAGATCATTTCTTATGCACGTTATAAAGCAAATCAAGAATAGACTTAGGGATCTCCCATCCTAGTTCCTTGAAAACAATAAATATTTCCTCTTTTAATTTGTCATCATTCATACTATCACTTCCGCTCCCATTTATAGGTTTCACAAGAACAAGTGTGCTCATAAAAAAATTCTAGCATTTGTGATGTAGGAGGTAAATGGTTGACAGGAAGAATTTAGGTAGATAATAAGACTGAGATTTGACGGTAAAATGACTTATTTGTGATGTTATTTCTTCTCATCCCTCACCTCGTGTTTCTGAAAATAACGAGGTGAGACAATACAAATTGCTTTCAAAATACAATAATAAGGAGATCTATTATGAGCATTTTTGATGTATTCAGATTAAAAAAAATAAAAGAGGAACTTCGAATTACTCAAGAAGAAAACAACTCTTTAAAAGATTTGCTTCGTCCTGAGCACGTTCAGTTGATAGAAATTCAGAAAGAAATCAGAAAATTGTCCCAAGAAAAAGAAAGTTTACATACTACGATTATGGATTATGAAGAACACTTATCATCAATTCAAAGAATTTATGAAGAAAAGAAAAACTCTCTACTTGCTATGGATGATCAAATACTCCTAGAATCATTTTCATTATACGAACCTAGATATGACTTCCAAAATAGCGCTATCTACAAAGAAAAATTGGAGTTAATAAGAAACGAACAGAAAGAAATGATAAAGAATGGAACTGCATGCGTAGGTAGTACAGATTGGTCAGTAAATAATAGTAAAGCTCAGGGCAAAAAAATGGTTAATGATATGGTTAAAATTGTATTACGCTCTTTCAATAATGAGTGTGATTCCTGTATCAGCAATGTAAAATTCAACAATATACAAATCTGCGAAAAACGTATTAATAGTTCGTTTGATACTTTAAATAAACTGGGAAAAATAATGCAAGTTTGTATTTCTGAATACTATCTCAAATTGAAGTTCTTAGAGCTTTATCTAGCCCATGAATATAAAGAGAAAAAACAACAAGAGAAAGAAGAACAGAAGCAAATCCGCGAACAAATGCGAGAAGAAGCCAAACTCCAAAAAGAAATAGAAGATTTAAGAAAAAACATTGAGAAAGAGCGAAAGCATTACTCAAACGCGCTTCAAAAAGTTGAAAAACAACTAGAAAATTGCTCCGATGAAGCCGAAGCTGCCCTTTTAAGAGCTAAGATCTCTGAATTATCAGAGAGTCTTACTGAAATTGAAAAGCAAACTGCTGATATAGATTATCGCGAAGCAAACCAACGCGCCGGATATGTTTATGTAATTTCAAATATTGGTTCCTTCGGAGAGAATGTTTACAAGATTGGCATGACTCGCCGTCTTGATCCGTACGATAGAGTCCACGAGTTAGGAGACGCTTCAGTTCCGTTTAATTTCGACGTGCATGCAATGATATTTTCAAACGATGCCCCGAAATTAGAAGCAACTTTGCATAGAGCCTTTGATGATCGCAAACTTAATCTAGTCAATTCAAGAAGAGAGTTTTTCCGTGTTACTCTAAAAGAGATTGAAGATGTTGTATTAAAAAATCATGATAATACTGCCGAATTTATAAGAAACGCAGATGCAGAACAATACAGAGAAAGTCTTGCTATGCGAAAAGTGAAACAGCCAGTCAATAATGATGCTAATCCCTTTTCATCTGGATATTTAGAAGTTGCAGTTTCATCAGAATAACCCCAAGGGAGGTAGTCTATTTGAAAAATGAGATAAGAAAAGGTGTTAATGAAGCTAAAGAAAGTGACAATGGAGTAACATGGCTTTTTACTGAAATATTCATCATTTCAGTTGTTCTGGGTATTTATTATACGTCTTGGTGGGTATTTGGAGGAGCAATTGTAGTTACTATGATCGCTTTAATGATTAAACCGCTGCGAATATTAATTTTAGTTTTATTATCATTAGCCTGTGGTTATGTAGGTTGGATAATTGGCCATTGGTTCGATAGCACAGCTGCAAGTGTTGTATTATCTGTTCTCTTTGCACTAGCAGCTGGCGGAGCTCACATCTGGGCTAATCAATGGTTAGATGATAATTCATAATAACAAGAAGCCCTTCGGGGCTTTTCTTTTTTTGTGGATTGATATAGTCGTGAAACGAGCCAACATACAGTAAACTATATAGGAACAAGACTTACAGGAGGTACAAATGAAAGCTGCCATTTATCTTAGAAAATCCCGTGCAGATGAAGAAGCAGAACGCCGTGGAGAAGGTGAAACCTTAGCCAAGCACAGAAAAGCGCTCCTGAAGCACGCTCGGTACGTTGGCGCGAATATCATAGAAATCTATGAGGAAATTGTGAGCGGGGAAAGCTTGGTCCACCGCCCTCAAATGCTCAAATTGTTGAAAGACGTGGAAGCCAAACTGTATGATGCCGTCCTGGTCATGGATATTGACCGTTTCGGACGCGGTAACATGCAAGAACAAGGCTTGATACTGGAGACTTTTCGAAATGCCGATACCAAAATCATAACCCCTCGAAAGACGTATGATCTGCATGATGAATTTGACGAGGAGTACAGTGAGTTTGAAGCTTTTATGGCACGTAAAGAGCTCAAGATCATCACACGGCGGATGCAAGGGGGACGTGTGCGATCCGTGGAAGAAGGCAATTATCTTGGAACACGCCCGCCTTATGGTTACGAGATTGAAGATATAACAAACGGTAGAACATTGAAGCCCCATCCTGTTCAGGCGCCTATTGTCAGACAAATATTTGAATGGTACGTGCATTCCGATCCCGAGCATCAGAAAGGTTCCAGCAAGATTGCCACTGCTCTGAACGCCCTGAAAATCCCTTCTGCAACGGGAAAAGACTGGATTCCTTCTACGGTATTAAACATACTCAAGAACGCTGTCTATACCGGCAAGATACAATGGAAAAAGAAGCAGACAAAGAAAAGTACAGAACCCGGCAAACGACGAACTGTGCGCACGCGTGATACCCAAGATTGGATCAGTGTGCAAGGGAAGCACGAAGCTATTATTGATGAGGTCACCTTTGCCAAAGCTCAAGAACGGATCTCGGGTAGCTACCATGCACCCTATCAGCTCGACGAAAATGGGAAGCCAAAAATAACAACGGCTTTGGCGGGCCTGGTGAAATGTGAGAACTGTGGTATGACGATGGTCTATCGCCCTTATACGAGTCAGCCCGCACACTTACGCTGCAATACCCCTTCTTGCAACACTCGGAGCAGTCAATATAAGATGGTCGAAGCCAAGATCATTGAAGGCTTGAAGGAATGGCTTGCCGATTATAAGGTAAAATGGAGTAAGCGGGAAAAGAAAGCACCCGATGAATCCATTGATTTCAGGAAAACGGCACTGGATGCTCTTGAGAAAGAGATGAAGGAATTAGAAGCTCAGAAAGAACGGCTTTATGATTTTCTGGAGCGAGGCATATATACAGAGGATGTTTTCCTTGAACGATCACAAAGCTTGTCTCAGCGCATTTCAGCAGCCGAACAGGCAATTGAACGAACTATACAAGAGATCAGTCTGGAGCAAAGAAAACAGAAGGCTCAGCATAATGTAATTCCCATTGCCGAGTCTGTGGTCAAGTCATATTATGAAACAGACGATCCAGTCAAACGTAATAAGCTGTTAAAATCCGTATTGCATAAAGTCGTCTATAAAAAAGAAAAACCCCAGCAAGGGGCGGACTTTGAAGTATATCTACACCCACGTCTATGATGTGGGTGTTATTTCATTGCCCTCTTTATCCGTGCCAATCGGGTCATGCAAGGACACGTCCTTACGTGTTTTCTTCAGGGAACGCAGGTGCATCAGAATTTCGTTTTCAATACATCTCGCGGCAAATGTGGCCAGCTTTGTGCCTTTGCCTTGCTGGAAGCTTTCGATGGCTTTGATCAAACCAATCGTTCCAATCGAAATCAGGTCCTCCTGATCTTCGCCGGTATTGTCAAACTTCTTGACGATATGCGCCACAAGACGCAGATTGTGTTCAATGAGCAGATTGCGCGAGTGGGCATTGCCTTCTGCCATGAGGCGCAGGTGTTTGGCTTCGTCATCCTCAGCGAGTGGCTGGGGAAACGCATTGTTTTTGACATACGAAACGAGTAACGTTAACTCTTTAATGAACAGGGCTATTGCGGTAAACAATCCGGGCAC